AATGTATGATAATTCATTAGTTAAGGAAATGTATAATGATTCAGTAGTTGAAAAAATGTATAATTATTCATTAGTTAAGGAAATGCATGGTAATTCAGTAGTTAATGAAATGTATTATGCTTCAGTAGTTAATGAAATGAATGATAATTCAATGGTTAATGTAATGAATTATGCTTCAGTAGTTAATGAAATGTGTAATGATTCAGTAGTTGAAAAAATGCATGATAATTCAATGGTTAATGCAATGTATAATAATTCAGTAGTTAATGCAATGTATGGTAATTCAGTAGTTAAGGAAATGTTTGATAATTCAGTAGTTAATGCAATGTATAATAATTCAGTAGTTAATACAATGTATGATAATTCAGTTATTAAGGAAATGTATGGTAATTCAGCAGTTAATTACGAAAGGAGATTGACAATGAAAAAAGATTAGTTTATCATGTCCTTTACAATAATCTTGCCAAGGTGGAAAACCTATCTTTACTCTCTTCGTTATCGGTATCGTCTATTCAAATGGATTAACACTGGTGTAATTGAACTAGGCTTCTCTAAACAAGAAGTTTTTCAATTGCGAAATATGTTTTCGGAATATGTGAAAAAGGAGATACAAAGAAAACCAAGAGCATTTCAATACCAGGAATTAATTGATGTGGTGCATAGCAATCTTTTTGCAGTAGAAAAGGAAACAGAAATAATAAACAAGTTACTGGTGTATTTAAACAAAATCAAACCAAAGGAATTAATTATGGAAATCAAAGATGTGAAAGAGTTTGCTGTTGAAGTTGGTCTTTCTGCAAAAGAAACAAAAGGATTGGATATAGACGAACTAATTGTAGAAGTAATTAAAAAGATTGACCCGAAAAACAAGTATTCCCAGGAATTCATTTCCTGGTATGATGCCCTTGATGACGCTTATATTGATGCTGCTGATTCAGGTAAACCCGTTGTTAAAACCACTAACAGTAAGGAAAGTAATACCATGAGTGAAGAAACTGTTGAAGTATCTGAATTGCTCGAAGTTGTAGCTGAAATGTCCAAAAAAGATGATTTGCTTGCAGTAATTGAAGAATACTCAAGCATGTTTGATGGTCTTGATGTTTCTAAAATGAAATTGGCAACACAGGTTAAGAAAGCAATGAAAGAACATTTGGAATCCCTTGCTGCTGCTTCTGGTGATTCCAAAATTGATGATGAAGAAACAGAACAATTGGTTGAAGCCATCAATGAAGCTGCTGAAGTTTCAGAATTGAAAGAAATTGCTGAAATGGAAGACTTCGCAGATGTATTTAAAGGAATCAAATTCCGTGAGGGTAAAGGCCGTGGTGCTAAAGATCGGGATCTTGATGCTGTAAAATCTGAAATGCTTTCCGCGCTTGGTTTGGAAGAAGAAGTTGAAGAAGTTGAAGAGGTTGAAGAAGCTGATGAAGTTGTTGTTGATCTTGAAATGATTGAAACAGCAGAAGCAGCAGAAGATAAAGACACTTTGTTGGCAATCTGTGAAGAATTGGGAATTGAATTAAAATCCCTGGAAAAACGAAGTGTTAAAATTATGGCCAAAAAGGCCAAAGAAGCTGTTCCAGAAAAACCCAGTAAAAGGAATGTGAGTGGGAAAGGTGCAGGTGCTTCTGCTACTATTGAAGAAGAAGATGTTGAAGCCGAAGAAACAGAAAAAACATCGGTATTCCAAGTTGTAGAAGAAATGGTCGTTGCTGGTGAAAGCGATAAAGCAATTGTAGCTGCTGTAACCCCATTGTACGAAGCAATGGGTAAAAAGACGTTGTTTATTAAGAAGCACGTTGCAGCAATTAAAGCCCTGGTAGAACAAGTACAATAAATAGAATAATTAAATACAAAAGCAATTATATATGAAAAATAGGGGATTGCCTAAAAACAATCCCCTATTTTTAAAGGAAAATAGAATGTCATTTTATTTCCCAATTCCAGAAGTAGAAAGGAAGTCTAAAAATGTTTACGATTGTGATAAATGTAAATTAAAAACCAAGAATTTAAAAACCCCGGAATTTAGAGTGACTATTGGTAATGCCTACGATGGTCTTGTTATTCTTGGCCAAATCCCTTCTAAAGACGACGATACTCGTGGGATACCATTTATAAATGAAGAAGCTGGGATCATCCGTTCTACGGCATTGAAAAATGGAATCAATTTAGCAAAGCAAGCAGCAATATTATTTGCTTTGTCCTGCCATACTAAAAAAGCAACCGAAACACAATTCAAATGCTGTCGTAATAAACTAAAAAGTAATATTGAGGAATTAAAACCAAAGTTAATTATATGTTGTGGAGAAATGGCTTTTAAATATCTTTTCAACTTAAAAAATAAATATGCAATTTCAAAACTTAGAAATAGAATTATTCCTAACTATGAATTCAATTGTCTGGTATATCCAATCTTTTCCCCGGAACAACTGTATTTCCCAGGTGGTGGAAATAAATATGATTTGATTAATGCTGTTAAACTTGATTTAGAAAGAATATTTAATTTCTGGAAATCAAGATTTCATAAGCGTTCTGAGATTAAAGCAATCTTGGATAAAAGAAGAATCCTTAAAAATATAACCATTACCGAAATAACATCATTACAGGAAGCACAGGATATCTTTGCTGTAATTAGTCAAATGCAAAATATATCATTTGACTATGAAACAACAAATGCCAGTCCTTATGATAATGATTTTGAGATGATTTATTTTGCCTTTGGTAATGCTACAAATGCTTGGGTATTTCATGAAGATCTTTGGATTGGATTACCAAAGAATTGGGGAATTATAAAACATAATTTAATTGAAATACTGGAAAACCCAAAGATTCTAAAAATAATTCAGAATAGCAAATTTGAAGATCTTGCAAGTCGATGGGTTTTAAAAATTAAATGTATTGATAATGTTTTCTGTACCATGATTGCAACTCATGTAGTTGATGAACGTGGTGGATGTACATCACAAGATTTTCAAAACCTTGTGCGTTTTGGTATTCCCCCATATAATGAAGCAATAAAGAAATACATTGTTCCTGATAAAGACCAAAAGGTAAATAGAATTAGAGAAGCACCAAAGGGTGAGATGATTCAATACAACGGTCTGGATGTAATAACCTGTTATCATAATTGGTTAGTTCTGGATAAGGTATTATTAAATGATCCAGGATACCCAAAGGCCAGGGAATGCTATGAATTTCTATTACAAGGGCATAAACTTTTTGCTAATCTTACTCAAAGGGGGGTAAACATTGGGCAACAAGAATTTGATGAATTAGAAGAGTTCATAAATGCAGAAATGGAAAAATGTATAACTGGAATTAGTAACCTGGATAAAGTCATTGAATACAACAAGTATTTGGAATCCAAAATTGTAAGTACTGATGTTAAAGAAAAGAATTTAAAGATAATAGCAAAGTCAGGTAAGAGAAAATTTCTTTTTTCAAATGATAATAAATAAAGGGGTTTATAAATGAATATTTATGAAGCTAGATGGAAAAATGCAGTGCAAATAGCAAAGAATATTAATCTCCTTATCGATTCAGGTTACATCATATTTGATGAAAATTTTAAAGTAGTTAAATATAAATTTGTAATCACGGATGATGAAATATTATTACCTGTAAGTGCTAACTGTTCTAATATTTATTTTTTGCGGGATTCAGCATTTGACAATGGTGCCCACATGAGAATTTCTGAGTATAACGAACGATTTAAAGATTGGAAAGCAGTTAAACCAAGTAGTATTCAAACACTCTTTAACGGGGAATCTATGGAGGATAAAATCAATGAAAAGTAATTTGTTTGATTTAAGTATTCGCTTTGGTGCTCATAAGAACACGGTAGAAGTTGATAAGGATAAAATAAAAAGTTTATTTGATAGATATTCATGCATTTTTGATTTGAAATCAGGAAAATTAATTATTTCATTTTCAGATACAAACATTGTAAGCACAGATATAATTGCTTGTATTTCATTAGTTACGGAATTCAATGTAAGATACAAAAACTTCTGTGATAATAATATGGTTATACCTAGTGAAGAAGATGTAAAACGTGATCCAAAGCTATTACAAGAAATTATGAAGATGCTTTCCTGTGCATTGTTGCTTTTCCATGAGTATGATGAAAAAAGTCTTTATGATATTTTATCCAAAGAAATTAGTGTATTTGATTTTTATTACATCATACACACCACTGCTTTCATAAGTATTGCATACACAGAAAAGGTTTTAGTTGCTCGTAATTCAGTATTTGCCACCGGTATTGATGCAACACCAATGGTATCTACTGCAATTAACTAAAAAGGAAACTTGGGCATGAGTGAAAGAATTGATGAAGTGGGAACAACATTTGTATACAAACTAAGAAAGGAATCAAAAATGAAAGAAGCCAATTCTGAAGAAAAAGTACTAGAAAAGGAATTAAAAATGGTGGAAACTAAATTTAAACTTAATGATCGTCAGCGTTCAAGACTTGCTTTCAGACTTCGCAAGGTGAAGGAATATCCAAATATAAGGGTAGCAAGTGATGGACGAGTTTATGAAGTAAATGGAACAACGCTTTTAAGAGCAGAAAAGAAACAAAGCAAAGCAGAAAAAAAAGCAGCTAAAAAAGAAAGGGTAAAGGAATTAAAAAAAGGTAAGGGGGTGTAATATGTATGATAGAAATAAAATGACAAAGGAACGATTAGATATTGCAACTTCACTTAGTAAAGAAATCATTACTCTTAAAAAGGAAATTCAGGATATTGAATCAGGAAAAATTCTTGTATTGATGAATGGCTCCACAAGGATTCCAGTACATATCTATAAAGTATTTAAAGAGAATGCTTTAAAATTTCTTAAAGATAATTTAAATGAAAAATTAAAAGAATTTGAAAAGGCATAATTTATGTGGAAAACACAAAAGCCTAAAATTGAGGATCTTAAAATTGATATTGGTGGTGGTACCATGTCTGGAAATTTCCTTATTAGTGTTTCTGGCATAGTTAGAATTAATTCTTTTATTATGCCGGTACACCCAAAAGGTGGGTATTATGAGGGATATTGGTATAGAATGGATAATGAACCGGATGGATGGCAACCACTTCCAGAGGCAATAACAAAGGATACTTAAATGTTATTTAATATCCAAAGTGGTCCACAAATGCAAGAATTCCTTTATAATTTTTTAAAACTTACTCCAATGAAGGAAAAGAATGATAAAGGAAACTATTCTGTAGCAGAAGAAGTTTTAGTTTTCTATGCGGAATCACTTGGGATTGAATTCTGTAAACTTCTTTTGAATTATAGAAAACTTGCAAAGGCCAAAAATACATACATTGATGGAATTAAAAAACGTCTTAGTTTAGCAGATTGTATGCTTCATCCCGAATTCTGGATGAATGTTGCAGAAACTTATCGTTCAAGCAGCACAAACCCCAACTTTTTCTTAATGATTACGAGCACTTACGTAACAAATTGGAAGTTGTAAAACATGGTGAACTGCTGGAATATCCTAAAGGCAATTAGACTACAACGTAACTGGAAACGGTAAACGTGAATGTTTGAAAACTAATTGCATAGATATACCAAGGATGATGCAATGAGCAAAATAGATCATTGTAGGTATTAAAAATGGACAATCAGCATCCAAGCACCTACAAGGAAAATTTAAATTTTCCTATGGTGAAGGTTCAACGACTATCCCGTAAGGGAGTAGGGAATTAGGGTTAAGATTCCCGAAGCGCCATGCCCAATCAATTTGATTGGTGATGATATAGTCTGAACATTACGGGAAACCGTAAGAGAATGAATTGACCCGGTTCATTCGTAACGCATTGCAAAATTTTCCAAAGCATGGGGATATAATTGCTGGATTTGCATGGCAGAATATACGCCGGATGTTTACTTCACTTGGAACTGATTGGGTGCTTGGTGAACTTGATTACATTGGCGCTGAAGTAAAGATTGCAGCAATGCTTGGTGATGACCCTGTAATGATCAATGATATTGTTTCTGATATGGACATGCATTCCCATTGGGCAAGAGAATTATTTGGATTACATCACCTGGAATACCCTGAAATTAAAAAGCAATTTTCTGATTACAGATTTCTTGCTAAGAATAACTTCACTTTTGCCAATTTCTTTGGTGCTGGTAATACATCAATTGCTGAAGAAATGCGGAAACATCCAGCATATGAAGCATATGTAAGGACTAAATGGAATGGAACTGGAAATTGGGAAAAATTCTTTAAGGAATTCAGTGAAAATCATGTGGCAGAATGTCAAGCAGCATTCTTTTCACGTTATCCAGTTTTTAAAGCCTGGCAAGACAAGATTGTTGAGGATTTCTACAAAAACGGATATATTGAAAATCCTTTTGGATTCCGAAGAAGATACCCGCTAAAAAGGAATGAGATTATCAATTACCCAATTCAATCAACCTCATTTCATATTCTATTACGTGGATTAATTGAATTGGATAAATTACTTATTGAGTACCAACTTAAAACCCATATCTCTGGGCAAATTCATGACAGTGGTTTCTTTAATATTTTTATTCCTGAAATATATGATGTAATGGAATTGTCAGAAGGTATCATGACCAATAACAGGCAATACTCTTGGGCAAGAAAGGTACCATTGGCTATTGAATGGGATTTTGGTAAGAACTGGTTGGATATGAATGGTGTAATAAACTCTAAAAACAGGTTAACCGGAACAACAATAGCATTTGAGAAAATACCTATTGGCTGCTCCTTCATTTCTCAGGGACCAAAGAAAGGATTAAGAAAGTACATCAAAACAAATCATGCGTTTGCCATAACGGATGGTATGGAGTATGCGTTTAACAAGCAATGTGAATGTCGTCCATCATTATAGAAATTTCCCTACGCTGGCAGCTTTTGGCAATTGTGCCGATTACGTTGTGTATCGACAGCGTAGGGAAATTAAAAAGGAGTTATTATGTTAAAATTTCTATTATACCTAATTTTATTTTTTATAATTTTAAATTTTGCATTTGATGCTTATCATACATATAAATTTCATACTGATGATGTGCGTCAAAGACCTTTATCATCAAACCATAAATATAGTTGTTAAACAGTTAAAGGATTAAATATATGCCACGGTATAAACTAATAGAAGCATACAAATTTGGGTCTTTCGTTCCTGATATGGATGATGTAAATGCATTGATTTCCACTGAAACAGAATTTATGAAAAACTTTGATTTTGCAAAATATAGAAAAGGAATGAATGAAGCAGAAGAAAAACACCATTTGTATGCCTGTGGGTTTAACCGTGGGTGTGCCTGGATGTTAAATAAACTAAGGAAAAAGTAATGCTTCCGATAGAACGTAAAACTGCAAGAGAATTGCTTAGTAAAAGAAGAAATGGATTTCAAGTATCAACTGAAGATATTCCAAAATCCTATATGTTTGAAAAAGATGTTTTTTTAAAAATAACTTACAATAGTGGAATATCAGTTATGAATCTACCATTAACTAAATCAGAAGCCATACAAGTTATTGATATTTTAAAAAAAGAATTTGGTTTATAAAAACTTCTTGACATATTAATTTTTATGCAATATATCATTATAAACTAATTTTTTTACAGAAAGGATGATTAAAAATGGATATTTCTAAGTATTTAAATTCAGGGTTTAGCTGTATTTTCATTGAAACAACAGAAATTAAAAGAGCGGTAAATACTATCCAGGTAAAACCACCGTTCAACAAATTGACATGGAATTTAATTGACAACAATGGTCAATTTGAAATCCTTGAGGAAAGTAAAAATTTACGGCAACATGCAATTATTCTGGAAAACTATGATTGTTTTCTGGAAAATCCAGCCATACAACAAACCATATTGAATAATTACCCGGTATATAAATCAAATCAAGTTTGTCTTGTTATTGTTGGTGTTAATTCAAAAAAGATCCCCCCGGTATTAAAAGAACTTATTCCAGTTCTTCAATTCGATTTACCATCAAAAGAAGTAATTCGTGTTATTGTAGAAAACCTTGCAAAAGATGCAGAAGAGGCATATAAGGAGCAATTCAAGACAGAAACTTGTAATATGTTTATTCCTACAGAAGATGTAATTGATGCCTGTCTAGGAATGAGTTATGAAGAAATTGAAAATAGTTTGGCACTTTCTATCCTTGAACATAATGAATTTAATGTAAAAACAATTATTAATAGAAAGCGTCAAACTATTCGGGCAACAGGATTCATGGATTTTGGCAACCCCGAACCAATTGAGAATCTTGGTGGTCTGGATAATCTAAAAGCATATATTAAAAAACGCAAAGAGGCGTTTGAATCCGGGAGTATTAAACCAAAATTAAAATCAATTTTGCTTATCGGGGTGCCTGGATGTTTAACCGGGGATACAATTATAAATGTTTGTAGAAAACAACGGACAGGGGGGTATAAAAGCATTAGGTTAGATGCTTTGTATTATCGTTTTAACGGAAAACACAAAGAAGCAAAAGAAAAAGGATTGCTTACTAATCATAATAAAAAATGGGATTTGTCAATTGATACAAAATGCCACTCTTACAAAGAGAAAGAACAATTCATTGGTTTTAACGAAATTGAAGGTGTTATTTATTCAGGAATAAAGGAAGTTTATGAAGTTACTACTGACTTTGGTTTTAAAATCAAAGCAACAAAAGATCATAAATTTCTCACTGAAAAAGGATATATTACCCTTGGTAATTTAAAAAAAGGGGATAAAGTTTATACCCACAAAGAGGGGGAATTGGTTAATGGTAATAAAACTGGAAGAAAGATAAATATTCCCCCAAGACAAATAAATAATGTGGGTAAACATCCTAATGCCAGAAAAAGAATAGTAAATGAAATGGAATATACTAGTTACCCATTACATCGTTTGGTTGTAGAAGCACATATGAATAAGTTAAAACTTGAAGATTTTTTGTACAAATTGGAGAATGATATTTCCAATTTGAGATTTCTTGATCCAAAATTGGAAATCCATCATATGGATGAAAACAGAAAAAATAATACCATAAAAAATCTTCAAGTTTTAACAAAAGACGAACATGCAAGAATTCATGCCGAAAAAGGAAAACTAAACAGATATAGATACTTTCCTAGGTTTCAAAAAATAATCAGCATAAAATATATTGGTAAAAGAAAAACATATGATATTCAAATGAAAGCACCGGACCACAATTTTGTTGCCAATGGTTTTATTGTTCATAATAGCGGAAAATCTCTAGCGTCAAAGGCAATTGCCAGCATTTTCAATTGGCCTTTGATTACCTTGGATATTGGTGCTCTTAAAGGTAGTTTGGTTGGTGATACAGAAAGAAATACAAGGGTTGCATGTAAAACCATTGATGCTTGTGGAAAAGCAATCGTTCAAATCGAGGAAATAGAAAAAGCATTATCTGGATCAACAGGGCAAAACCTTGATTCAGGCGTATCAGCCGGGATGTTGGGTTACTTGCTTACCTGGATGCAGGAAAGGGATTCTGAAAGCATTCTTATTGCTACAGCGAATGATATTTCAAAGCTTCCACCTGAATTTCTTCGTTCTGGTCGGTGGGATTGTATTTTCTTTGTAAATACACCAAATACATTAGAAATTAAAGAAATCATTCAGATTATGAATTCAAAGTATGGATCTAAACTTCCGATCACCAGTAAGTTTTGTAATCAATTGTTTGAGGAACAATGGACTGGTGCTGAAATTGAACAACTTGCAAAGGATTCACATTTTGATTCAATTGAAATTGCAATGGAAAACATCCCATTGCTTGCTAAGTTTAAATCAGAAGAAATAAAAGAATTACGGGAAAAAGCTAGGCAATTTAGAGCAGCAAATGCCAGGGAACCAATGGCATCTCCAAAACCCCTTAATTTAAAAGTGGACTCACCAAAAAGAAAATTGTTTTTAAACAAAGGAGGAAAGGAATAAGTTATGAGTCATATATCAAAAATATCTTTGGAAATTAAAAATCTTCAGGTATTAAAAAAAGCCTGTGCTAAACTTGGTGCCGTATTTCATGAGGGACAAACGGAACAAATCTATTACATGGGGAAACAAAAATGTGATCATGCTATTTCCCATGTGGATGCAAAATATGAAATTGGAATTGTGAAATCAGGTAAGAATTGGGAATTACAATGGGATTCATATTTTGCTGGTGGTCTGGAAAGCATCTTTGGCAAAGATGCTGGTTTATTAAAACAAAGATATGCTGTTGAACAAACAAAGTTTACGGCCATGCTAAAAGGAATGGCCGTCAGTGAAAAATTAAAAGAGAATGGGGAAATTGTTCTAGTGGTTAATTTATAATCAACATAAGGAAATAAAGTATGAAACAAGTAATAATGACAATTAAACCAGATGGTGAAATAAGCATTGAAACAGAAGGATTCAGCGGTTCCATGTGCGTGGAAGAAACGCAGTTCATTAAGGATGCCCTTGGTGAAGAAACGGCACAGGTATTGAAACCCTGTTATTTTGGAACAGTAGAAACCGGGGTAAAAAGAAAATTAAAACCATTGTGTGGTTAGTTGGATATTGATTGGATTACTAACTTAATTATCATTGACAATCAGAAGTAGTGAATGTAAAATTTAACCTTAACTTAATTTTTATGGTAAAGAAAGGGTGGTCATTGTGGCAAAGAGATTAAATTTAAATAGGAAGATGACAATTGGAACAGGAAAGAAAGATGAAATAGATATATTCAAATTTGGAACATTAATTCAATTAGAATCACATTGCTGGTTGGGTTCCAAAAGACTTCCAAAAAAGGCAACCACAGAAATAAGTAAAGACGAAAAAAAATCAAAGTGGTTTAAAGCCAATAAGAACCTAATTGATAGAACTAAATTAGCAGACATCAATCTGTATATTGCCGAAGCTAGAAATACCATTTGGGAATATGCCCTTCCATTCCCCATAAAAGGGGTATACTTTCTTCCTAATGCAAAGCGTGATGTAGTTAATACAAAATTAAAAGAAATAAAAAGAAAATTTGATGAAGCTGTAGGTGAATTTGAAGTTCAGTATTCAGATTACATTGCTGATGCTGAGGCCAATCTTGGGGAGTATTTCAATTCTAGTGATTACCCGACAGAAATAACAAATAAGTTTGGTATTCGTTGGAGATTTTTTGAAATGACTATTCCTAGCGGCATCACAAAGGAAACCTATGAAGAAGAATCAAATAGGTTTAAACAGCTTATGGAACAGACTGAACAAATGGGTATCCTGGCCCTTCGGGATAGTTTTGGAAAAATTGTAAATCATCTTAGTGAAACCTTAACTGGTAAACTTGATGGTGAAAAAAGAAGAATACGACAAGATTCATTAGATAAAGTACAGGCATTCTTTATTGAATTTAAAAATAAGAATGTATTCAATGATAAAGGACTTGAAAATTTGATTGCATCAGCACAAGCAATTGTTGGTGATGTTTCCCCAAAGGATTTAAAAGATCAGAATGTTACAAAACAAATCAATGATCAAATGAAAATTATAAAAAAGGAACTTGATTCTTCTACGGAAACAATGCGAAGAAAATTAACTTTCTATTGAGGTCTATCATGCAAGAAATAAATCTTGAGATTAACAAATATGCTTTAGATGAAGAGGCAAAGATACAACCTGAATTGGTAAGGAAATATGGAAAGATGTTGTCAGCAGCAAAGGATACGACTCTTAGAATGAAACGCCTTCTTGCAATTGCAGAATCAGAAGGAATTGAAAAGATTCGTGCAGACCCAGAATCATTTGGTGTATCCGAAGGGGCTAAGGGAAGTGTATCTGATGCAACTGCTGCAAAGGCTGTTCAAAAAACAAAGATTTATGAAAAAGCATTTAATGCCTATCTGGAGGCTAAAAGGTATGAAGAAGATGTAGGGCATATTCTTGATGCCATAAAAGATCGTGGTTATATGATAAAAGCACTTGTTGAATTGTGGTTGAATAAGTATTATTCAGAAATAACCGTATATGAAAGGAAAAGAACATCTGTAAAGGATGAATTAACCACAGGAAGTAACAAAAGACTCAAACTTAATCAGGATTATTAACAGGAGAAAACAATGAATTTAAAAGACAGACTTAATCAAAAGAAAAAAGAATTAGGCAAAGCAAAAAGTGGTGCCTCAAATCTGCGTAAAAAGTTTGAAAAACGTTCTGAATCAGTTTTACAGAAAACATATGATGAAAAAGATGAACGCAGCAAAGGCACTAGTGGAAAAACCATTTTCAATCAAGAACTTATGAAAGAATATGGGATTACAGATTTTTCCAATGAACCGGGTGATAATTACTTTGAGATTCTTCCTCTATCGTATTCAAAAAATGTCCCGTATCACATTGAACTTCCAATTCATTTTGGTGTTGGGATGACAGAAGATGCATTTGTATGTAATTTAAGATACAACGGTAAACCCTGTTATCGTTGTGAGAGACAACAAAAATTGTTTAAAACCAATTCATCGGTAACTGATGAAATTAAAAAATTGTATCCAGCTGATAGGGCAACATACTTGTTATGGAATAGAACAAAAGAACTTGTAAAAAATGAAGCACCAAATTATAACATTGAAATTTGGGCGGCACCAAAAACAAAAATCCATGCTGAAGTACAGGGATTGGTTCGGGATAAGAAAAACAAACGGACATTGGATATTTCTGATGTGGAAGAAGATGGTGAAGGCAGAACAATTAATTTTGAATACATTCCAAAGATTAAAGGTAAAAAAGATAGTTACCCGGATTATAAGTCAATCCAATTGCTTGAAAGAGATACACCTATTCCAGATGAAATCCTGGAAAAATTAGATATCCTTTACACCGCTGCTGAAGATGCTGGATTCGATAATCCAGTTGAAATGTTATTGGTGGTTCCAGAATATGATGAAGTAAAGGCATCAATGCTTACAGAGTATCAGGATGGCGATGAAACAGACACAAATGAGGTTGAACATAAAGAAAAATCAAAACGTGTAAAACCCCAAGAAAAAGACCAGAAAAAACCAGTAAGTGATGATGAATATATGGAACAACTTGAGGAACTAACTGAAGAATTAACAGCAATGTCTTCAATTAAGTTCAAAATGTGGTGTAAGAAAAATAAGTACGAAGATGCACTTGAAATGGACAAAGAAGATGCCATTGAAGCAATTATTGACGATATGTATAATAACAAAACGAATATTTTTGGGGGGGATGATATTCCATATTAATAAATAATTGACCTGTGCAGACACCATAGCATCATTAAAATTGGTGTCTGCACAGGCATAAAAGGTGAATCTATGAGAATATTACTCAGTAAGAAAAGTTATATCCATATGAAAAAAATGATGATGGATGACGATGATGATCTAAAACTTTATGAATCAATCTGTTTTAGAGATAAAAATGTGAAATTAATAGCCGTGGATATTTCCTATAGTCATTATTGGTTTTTTGAAATAGAAAAAGAAATTGCTAATGGAAATATTGTTATTTACATAACTTCAGATATTAATTCAATTGATTTAAATATCTACAAACATATGCCAATTGCTTATGTATCTAGTACAAAACCTTTAAAATCTCTTAGGGATAACTATGGGTTTGAACCCGATATTTTATTCATAAGTCCAAAATGTGCTGTAAATTCATAAAGGAAATATTATGCCAAAACTGAAGCTTGGGGGAAATAACCCACCGGATAAGACTAAAAAAATGAGTTTAAGAGATAAAGTTAAAGCAATTAGTCTTCTTCCTGAGGAAAAATATAGATCAATTGATTTTATTTCAAGTGGCTCCTCTACACTTAACTTAGCCCTTACTGATAATATTAATTATGCCTATCCTATTGGCAGAATGGTAAATATAGTTGGTGATTACAGTACAGGAAAAACGTTAGCCGCCTGTGAAGTGGTAAATGCTCTTTGGTATATTTATCATTTACAAAAAGGAAAAAAAATAAAGATTTATTATGATGAACCAGAAGATGCATTTGATATGGACCTGGCTAAAAAATTCAACATGCCTTTAGAACATATTTATGGTCTTCGTGAAAAACTTCCAGGGCATGTAAAAGATGGCGCAGATTTTTGTGCTTCAAGGACTGTGGAAGATTTTTATAATAGTGTAACAACAATTACCAGGGAATCAAAAAATTATGATTGTGTGCTTTATGTTTTGGATTCAATGGATTCTCTTTCAGATGCAAGGGAACTAAATCACATTGAGAAGAAGGGAATAGAAAAGCAGGATTTTAAAGGAGGGAAAGCCGCTGTGCTTTCCCAATTGTTTAGAACTACAATCCAGGATATAAATGGATCAAATATTCTTCTTATTATTATATCCCAAATCAGAGATAAAATGAATGCCGGTCCTTTTGAAAAAAAGCATACCAGGGCTGGTGGACATGCTCTGGATTTTTATGCCAGTCAAATTATCTGGTTACTTGAAAGAGGGAAATTAAAAGCAAAAAATGGTCTTGTTAATGGTATTGATGTAAATGCCTATGTGGATAAAAATAAAGTTGGTGATAGATACAGAACAGCAAATTTTCAAATTCTTCATGGTCATGGTATAGATGATTTAAGCTCTCTTGTGGAATTCATTTGGGATAATGGTGGTATTACAAAAGCCGGGGCATATTTAAAATATAATGGAGAAAATTACACCAGGGATGCTTTAATTCAACTTGCTGACAATGATATTAACGTTGTAAATGATTTGAAATGCATAGTTCAGAACCGTTGGTCTAAAATGGTACTTGAGGCTAAACCCCAGAGAAATAATAAATGGGGATAAGGTGACTTATGGCAAAGAAAGAACTGATTGTTAATAGAAACAGTAAATATCAATTTGCTAAAATACATCAGTTGGTAAATCTTTGGGTAGAAAATCATTATAAAATGCAAGTTGTGCTTGTTATTTATGAATGCTCTCAGGCATTTGCAACGATTCCTATGTTAAACATTGTAAAACGTGATGATTTTTCTAGTTACCTTATGGCTGTTACATCTGATATTTGTTTTATGGAATTTAAAAATCTTTCAGAAGCCACTGAGTTTATACTGATGTTTAAAAGTAATCAGCTAACATATGGTGTATATGATCAAGGGAATTTAATCATTTCCAATGCCATGAAACATAAGGAATAACATGTTAGTCAAAATAAAAACAAAAATAAAGCTGTGGTTTATAAACTTAATTGCAAATTTTAAATGTGAAATTTTTGATGACCACGATTGGGCAAAATCAGCTAAGGTAATAACAATAAAAAAGAATCACAAATATCTTACTTCTACAATTGTTCCAGTTCGTTACTGCCAACATTGTGGCTTAGTGCAACGACAAGCAATTATAAGTGATAAATTTTATGCTATTCCTTCATGGATAAAAGTAAGATCAGTTAAAAATGAAGTTATTGAATTATGATAAGTTTGAAAAGGAAATAAACATGAGCAAAGGCGGTACGTTTGAACGTGATGTAAGCAGAGCATTATCCTTATGGTGGACTAATGGTGATAGGGATGATGTAATTTGGAGAACAAAGAATTCAGGAGGAGTTGCCACTGCCAGAAGAAAAACAAGTAAAAGTGTAAGACTAGAAGAGTTTGGGGATCTTAAATCAGATGATCCTATTGCTATACCCTTATTTGAATTTTTTTCAATTGAGTTAAAAACTGGTTATGGAAAAAAAACTAAGTCAAAAATTCAGGATAATATTGCAGTACATAGAATAAACAATTGGGCTGTTATGGATATACTGGATTCCAATATAAAAGCATCCCAATTTTTTATATTCTGGGAACAAGCAGAGCATGATGCTAGGGAATCCAAAAGGGAACCACTGCTTATCTTCAGAAGGAATAGAAAGCAACCATGTATTGCTATGTATTCTGATATATTCCAAGCATATGGTAAAAACGTACCGTTTAATACAATTGAAATCCGGGAGGTAAAACACCATGAAATAACAATATGCAATCTGTCTAAATTTCTATCATGGACACAAGGGGTTATATCACAGGAGTTTATAATCAGTAATTTAAAACCAGTTTTAAAACAAAGGAGGATTAAAAATGAACGAAGAAAGGTGTTGTCATGTAAGTAATTGTAAAAGCATTTTACAATCTGAAAATGGTTGTACCTTACAGCATGGAATTAACATAATGTGTCCATGTGCTATCAATTGTTGGGGTTTAACTTGTGAGGAAGAAATAGGCTTAACAATTCCTTACTCTGTAAATAAGGAGACAAAATGTCAGTAATATTAATTCCAACTTGGGCATTGCATATACTTTGTGGTATTGGTATAGGAGTAGTTCTTATGTTTATAGCATTAGTAACACTTATATACTGGATAAATAAAGGAATCAAGTAATGGGAATACTAAATAAACATGCCACCCAAAGATTGTATGATAGAAGCTTTGAAGTAACAAAAAAGGAATTGAAAAGGGCATTACAAAACAAGAGCAATATAGATTTTATTAAAAGATTGACTGAAAGTAGATCAATGGTTTACATAATGTGTGGGGATGATAAAATTGTAAAAGCCATAATAAATAGAAAAACCAAAGATGTTATTACCGTCCTACCCTGGAAAGGAGAATATAAACATCTAACATCATACCATCATGAAAAATGTGACCGAAGATACAAAATAGTGTTATACCCAGATGCATATTTGGAAACCAATAATTCAAGCCACCTTACCAAAATATATTTGGTTCATGATGATGAACAAGAAGAACAGGTAGCATTTAATCATCCACATTTTGAATACCTGTTTAATTATGCTTGGGGAGTTTACTTAAATGCCAAGGTTGAAATTAAGTAAAAGATTTATTGATGACTACAACGTCTTTATGATGAAGTTTTTACTAAATCATAAAGATGGTAAACCCGCAGAATTAAATACCTGGATATTACCAAGTGAAAAACTACCATCAAATACTGATGAATTCATACTGGTTAAAATAGATTGCGCTAGTGGTTTTAGCGTTTTGCAATCTTGTAATGCTTTAATTCACATAGTAATGGATATACAATTCTATAAAAGACAAAGTAGTATTGTTAAATGGATGCGATTTGAGCAATGAAACTTAAATCAGTTGATCTTAATTGTTTTCAAATACATAAAAAATTACATATTGATTTCTCCCCTGGGTTTAATGTTCTTGTTGGTGAATCCGCTTCTGGAAAATCCGCCGTTTTACGAGCAATAGAATGGGTGGCAAAAAATAGACCTGTTGGTGCCGATAAAATTTTTCAACAAAAGGGTACAAAAACCCCAATTAGTGTTGTATTACTGGATGATCATGGCAATACAATAACAAGGAATAAAAAGAATTACGTTGTTAATTCATCCGAACTTAATGCCCTTAATAAAACATTACCAAAAATTGTGGAAGAATTAATTCCACTAAAAGCTATAAATTTGCAATCACAATTAGACCCACATTTTTTGATTTTAGAAAAACATAGTGCTGCTGCAAAAATAGTACATCAAGCAATAGGGATGGAAGATCAGGAGATTATTCTTAAAGAAATAAAAGCAAGAATGAGTATTAAAAAATCAGAAATAAAAAACATAGTTGGAAGTATAGCAGAGGCAAAAACAAAAATAAGTGAATTACAGGGCATAACCAGACATTTAAAAAAAGCAAAGGTCATAAAAGAAGGGAAACAGGAATTATTATCTCTTTCCCAAGAAGTTTCTCAATTAAAAAGTATTCTGCATAATATGGAATGCCTTGGAAAACCAATGGATATATCTGTTGTATCCGTCAACATAAAAGAAATTGACAGGCTTATAAAAATAGTATATGAATTAGATTCAGAAGAAAAACAAATTCTAGCATTGCAGGAACTGCTTGAAAATATTAATAGTTATACTGAAGTAACATACAATGTTACTCCTTTTATTAATAATGTTTCTAAACTTATTTTAAAACTTAGGAACATTGATGCTGAAGAATCAGAGTTAAAAAATCTGGAATACCTTTTAAATAATATAAATTCTGTAGACAAAGAACTACGGATTATTTCAAAATCTGTAAAAGAGAAACAACAAGAATATGATTCTGTTCTAAAAACTTTCAAAGTCTGTCCATTCTGCAATAGGAAGATGTAGAGAATATGCAAATACTTTTTGTTGGGGATCTACATACTTATGGTAAAACACCTGTAGCTAGAACAGATGATTATACTGTCACACAATTTAAAAAAATAAATGAGATTATAGACATATCAAATGATTTGGACGTTCCTATTGTGTCTGTAGGAGATGTGTTTAATCATGCTGTTGTATCTAATACGATAGTAAATACTCTTGGTGAATGTCTGTTAAGACTTAGCAATAAGTTTTATTTTGTGTGGGGCAATCATGACTTAGAATATCATTTAATAAAAACCTGGAAAAAAACATCTCTTGGTGTACTTCTTCAAAACAATCCTGTTGTTCAGCATATTTCACAGTTTAAAAATGATTATGGGTATCCTATCGATTACCAAGACTGGAATACACCAATTAAAGATAATAACTCAGATATTCTGTTATCACACAAAGCCATTGTTAATCATAGTCTAATCCCAAAAAATTCTGCATTATATTCTGATGCAACATTCAGTACCCAAGTAGAATCACCGGAATTGAAAAAGTACAAACTTATTATATGTGGTCACTGGCATAAGAGATACTTCTTTAGACATAATGGTATCACAGTTATAAACCCAGGACCGGTAATGCGACAAACTGTAATTGATAACTGTATTCCTGAAGTAGTTCTTGTGGATACCGATACCACTTTATTTAAACGCATAACATTAAAATGTGCCAAACCCTTTGAAGAAGTTATATCAACAGTTCATCTTGATAAAGCACAGGCTATAGAAAAAACTGCATTTGATTTTTTAAATGTGCTTTCTGCAAAACAAGGTAAATCCAAATCATTTGTAAATGTAGTTACTGATCTATTAAATTCCAATAAGTTAAAACCTGAATTAAACCTACTTTTGCGGGATGTTGTTGAAACAGCCATGGAAACAAAAAATAAGGATTAATGTATGTCTTTAACATTATCTAAATTAGAAAAGTTAAAAGAATCTCTGGATGCTCTAAAAGAAAGGGAACTACAAAGAACAGCTAAGTATAATATGTGGCTTGAACAACTGAAGGAAAATTTTGGCTGTTCAAGTAAGGATGAAGGTGATGAACTACTTGAACAAAGTATTTCAGAAAGTAAAAAGAAACGAGAAGAATTGGAATCCGAGTTTAATAAACTATTAGAAGATTTAAAAGAATATGAATTATTATGAAAGACATAGAACTTGTTGTCGATATTTTAAATGCCAAGGAGTATGAACTAAATACTGAAATTGAAAAATACAATAAATTAAGAAAAAGAATTTTAAAAGAACGTCACAACCTGAATTTACTTGAACAGATACGGGGTATAATAACGGTTCTTGGTGAGGAAACACAAAAGTCAGCACAAAAGGAAATAGAAGATGCGGTAACAATTGCCTTGCAATCAATTTTTGGTTCTGAATATCAGAAGTTTATATTACAATATGATAATACAAAAAGAGATCAAAATGAGCTAAAATTCCTATTGGAGCATAATGGGATTACCGTGGAACCAAAAGAGAATACTGAATCCGGTGGTGTCATTGATATTTGCTCTTTTGCTCTAAGAATAGTTCTTTGGACAATAGATGCTTCTGGTTCCCCACCTATAATGCTTTTAGATGAACCATTTAAAAACATATCAGGAGGGTATTTACAAAGGGCAATTGAATTTGTAAAAACAATATCATCTTTACTTGGGATTCAAATTATAATGGCTACTCATATTGATTCATTTATTGATGCCGCTGATAATATCATCGTTATAGATCAGAAAGAAATGGAATACCTAAAACAGCAAACCAAAGGAAGGATATCACTACAATTGAGCATGTAGTAAAGGAAGCCTAACTCTTAGATTAAGGAGAAAGTAATGCCATTGTTTAAGCAATCAAAGCCTGAGAACAACGTATTTGGACACCCCATTTCCAATGCATTGTTATTTGGTGATATCTTCTGTACTGAAAATTCAATGTATTTAGGTAGGGCAATAAATGTAGTTTCAGCATTGTATAGTTCTGATAGGAAATCAAGGTATACCCATGCTGGTATTATGCTTAGTAGTTGGGAAACCCTAGAAAGTTTATGGCTGGTGGAAAGTCATAATATTTTTAGTCACTATCAAGGGAAACATATTTTAATTGCCCGTCCTATAGGAATGACACAAAATTCTTTTCTACAGGGTTATAATGGGATTAAAAAACATATCGGTCAAATCTACCCGATACATCGTTTATTTCTTCATATTTTAAATCTGGCTCAATTTATTCACTGGAATAGACTTGTATGTTCTGAATTAGTTGCCAAATTTTTATACAAAAGTGGTTTTAGACATGGTGAATACTTTGGAACTTCCCCAGATATGATTGCTGATGAAATACGATATCAATTGAATGCCAATAGAACTGGACCAAGGTATGAAATTATATTCGAGGGTGTACTACCTGTTCTTGAAGAAAAAACTTGCTGCTTCTGTTTTAATACCATATTTGTTCCAGAAAATACATTGGCTTGTCCAAAATGTGGCTGTTCCCCATTTTAAAATATGGAGCTAAAATGTTTTGTGAGAGACTTAATGCCACATTAAACATTGAATTATGCATAAAACGTCAGAAGTTAGCAGAAACAAAAAATAGAGAAATATCTGGTGCATTTGGTGAGTCTCTTTCACAATGCGTTAAATGCCCGCAAGGAATAAACGTAAGGAAGTATCCGGGGCAGTACACAAACAGGGATTACAAACATTTATTAAAAAAACATGAAAAGGGGACAAAATGATTGGTGATAATTATCATTACTTAGAAGGACCACAGGCTATTGATACTCTTGTAAACCAAGGTGTTTTGCATGAAGTAAATAGAACCTTTTTTCATCCAATTGGACTTTCCCTTGTTATGCGTGTGAATGCAAATGATTCAACAGAATTAAAAATAAAAATTGTGGATGCATCAGATGAATTTGTAATTCAAAACCTGGATAAATTCAAACAACGTGTGTTCTCAAATCTACTAACAGAAAGAATGACAAAACGACAAGACTCCCTAGGTTTTGTCATTCAAACCCGAAATTTCTTTGAGGAATCCGCAGAAAGAGAAATTCCATTTGAAACAAAGAAGCTGGAAGCCATAATTGAAGCAATTGATTCATTTGCGTTTAAAATGCGGGAAAGAGTATTTAGAAAACATGTGGAAAAAGATACCGAAAGATCAGGTATCCCAGAAAAAGAAGATATGGCATCAAGAATGCTGGAAAATATATTAAATGGAAATTTAATTGATTGTGCCGTACATGCAGCAATGATTCGTTTTTATGATGAAATACAAGAAAAAATTGAAGCAGCGTTAAATACAAGTGGGGGAAACCAAAATGCAGACCGTGCAAAGAAAAATTGAAGTAAAAGGTGCTTCCCCATTATATTTATCAGCGGATGATTTCCCACTTTTAAAAGGGGAAAAACACGAACAATTTTTCGTTCGTGTGGATAAATACACAATAAATAGGTACTGGGATAATAAAGGTGTTAGAGAAAGAGAAACATTATTTTATCCATCCAAATGTGGAATTGCCGAAATTGTAGAAAATAAAAAATCTGATAAGAAAACTTTACAGGCATTGCCACTTTGGTTTGTAATGATGTATGATAGATTACTTGATTCTGGAAAAGCTGATTTTATTTCCTTTTCAGAAGTGGAAATGAAAATAAAACGAAGAAAATGGTATAGCCCTTATAAAAAGAACAAAGAAGAATCTGGGGTAACAAAAAAACTAAAACTTATTCCACGAATAAAACGATTCAAGCTAAACACTATTACAAGAGTTAAACTAAATTTGAGGTTATCATGATATACACGACTTCCACTTTACACCCCATTTTTTGTTCAGAATGTGGGGGAAGAATAGCAAAAGATGATAAATATGAACTACTGCCTTTCGGCACGGTATTTGCCTTAAAACGAGATGGTTTTAAAGAAAATAGAGCCTTTTGTGGGGACACAGAATTTAAAACATTCTATTCAAAAAACATGGATGAAGATTGCAAAAAATCATAAACACTATTACAAGAGTTAAACTAAATGCCAAAACTTAAATTACACTGGTACAATTATGATAAACTGTGTTTGGTTATTGATGCAAAATATTTAGCACACAGATGTAAATACAGTCCTGGATATTCTGAATTAAGTTACAAAGATAAAAAAACAGGAATGTATTTTGGATTTTTTAGTACTATATATTCTTTGGTATCTAAATTTAATCCAGATAATATTGTTTTCATGTGGGATACTGGGAAAACAAAGGATTCAAGGAGAAGGGAACAATTTAGTGGCTATAAAAATAAAAAATTTACTTCAAAGTCTGATGAAGAAATTGCTATGTCCGTTGAATTTGAAGAAGAATATTTGGGCTTAATGTCAGAATGTGCTTCCATTGGATTTGCCAATTTCAATTTAGATCGGTATGAGGCAGATGATCTTATTGCACTATATTGTGCACAATGTCATACCAAAGTTGTTATCATAACTCGTGATGAAGACATGTACCAGTTATTAAATAATTGTGTTTCCATATTTAGTCCTGATGATAAACTTTTAAAAACAAATAAGTGGTTTTTAAATAAGTATGGAATACCCCCAAGTGATTGGGTAAAAGTAAAACAAATCGGCGGATGTAAATCAGACACAGTTCCAGGTGTCCCTGGTATAGGTGAAAAAACGGCATTACAATATATTCTTGGGGAAACTTCTGAAGGAACCAAAAACAAAATAGAAAATGATTCAATGCTTGATGTATACTATTCCCTGGTTAAACTTCCACATAAAGATTTAACCAGTATGATTCTGAAAAAGAAAACCACAGTAGTAAATTGGGAAAATTTTACTTCCATGTGTATTTCTATGGGACATAGAAAATTCCTTAGTTCTTTAAGTGAGTGGAAACGATTATTTTCATTTACAGAGGAATAATATGCCGAATGTAAAGAAACAAAAATTCTTATTGAGCAAAAAGGATGCAAAAATTAGTATTGCACAATCACCTGAGTATGCTCATGTTATAACCAAAATGTATGGATTTTTTAAATTTAATGAACGTACATTTTTAGATGTTGGGTGTGGTCTTGGGGATTTAGTGTATAACGTAAAAGCAACAGATTGCTTTGATAAAACAATTGGTATTGATTGTCTATGTCATAAAGTGCTCTCTGGAAGAACCAAGTTTAATCTTGGGTTCAGTGAATTAATAGCTTCCCCAATGAATCAACTACCTGTAGAAAATGAGTCAATTTCTTTTCTACATTGTCATGATACCCTTAATTTAGTTTCAGAAGATTTAATTCCGAAGATGCTGAATGAATTCTATCGTATTACAATTCACAATGGAAATCTGCTTATTCTTTTAAATAAAAACAGGATGTTGTGTGACCCAGCATATTGGGGTATACTTCTTAGGGAGTATGGTTTTAAATGTAATTTAAAACTATTTCTTTTATTTAAAGAAGTAATCAAAAATAAGGCATCACTTTATGAAGAAATCAAGAATGATTACATTATATTCTGTATGAGTAAGGAGCGGGTATAATGCAGCAACAACTTGAGTTCAATAACAATTTTTTGAATCAAATTATAATTCATTGTATACAAAACGATAAATTTTTAAAAAGTGTAAGACGGGTGGTATCTCCTGATCTAATGAAATCAAGAGATAGAAAACATTTACTTAACATGATCTATGAGTATTACGATAAATTTGAATGTTCCCCAAAAGACAATTTCTTTGATATTTTTACTGAATCCGAAAAGGAAATGTCAGATGAATTATATGATAAATGCATCTCTTTAATTGGGGTTCTAAAAGATATAACTGGATCAAACCCGGAATACATTCTTTCAAAAATAAACGATGCTATATGTCATTTTCAATTAGAAGAGGCAAGTGTAGAATTTGCTTCTTTAATCAAAAAGAAAAAATACACTGAAGCGAAATCTATTATATTAAAGGCTATGAAGCCACCAGATGGTCTTGATCTACCATACTTTGATTTTTTTACTGATAAATCTTATATAGAAGAAAGGATAAAAGAAACCAGATATAAAATGACTACTATGATTCCAGGATTGGACAAGCTTATAGGAGGTTTAAACCCCCCTTGGCTTGTAACGCTATTAGGTGCAACTAAAAGTGGAAAAAGTTGGGGTTTAATGGAGCTGGCTGTAGCAGGAGTTTTACAAGGTTTGAATGTAACATTTGTATCTTTGGAAATGGACAAAAATACTTGCAAAGCAAGATTTGACCAAATTATTGGTTTTATGTCATCCACGGATTCAAATTCCCCACAGGATGTAATGAAATACAATGGCGTTGAATGGATAAAATCACAGGAAGTTATTCCATCCATTTATGATATTAATAAAGTAGAAAAAAATACTGCCAGGCTTAAAAAGGTATCCGGTGGGGGGCTTAAAATCATAGCATTCAATCGTGGTAGAATGAACTACATGGACATTGATTGTTTGCTGGATGAAACTGAAGAACGAGATGGTTTCATTACTGATCTTCTTATTACCGATTATCTTGGCATAATGAAAGAAACTTGTCCTGGGCAATCAAAAAAGGAAAGGATTGGAGAAAACTGTTTGGGTTTAAAAGATATTTGTGGTAAAAGAAACATGATTGGTGTAACCGCTATGCAGGGTAATAGAAGGGCTATGCAAGCACGAGTATTTCATTCACATATGATAGCGGATGATATTGACACAATATTTAATTCAGATTTAATTATAGCCATATGCCAAACAAAGCAGGAAGAGGAACTTAATAGATTCCGATTTTACATTGCCAATTATCGACATGGAAAACAATTTACATCTGTTGGTATTATTCGTGACCTGACAGTCGGTCAAATAGCTCTAGGGGAATTTGATATTTCAGATTTTGAAGAATTCCCTGATGAACAAGATGTTGGAACTGATTATTAAGGAGAATAGTATGAAAAACAATGAAAAAGTCAAAATGGTTATCTGTCCATTCTGTAGTGATTCACATCCATCAAATAAAGAATGTGATTGCTCTTATGGAAAGCGTGGGGCATTTCCCCCACTTTCCAGAAGGATTATTAAAAAATGACTTTTACCTGTGCAAAGTGTGGTGGTTTTAAACCAGTAGAAGGTCGGAAAAAATTTAAGGTTACAAAAAGGGATATCAAAAATAGACCTGTTTATAACTATCAATGTGCTGATTGCCAAAAGGAAACAATTGAATGAATATATCATATGTAGGAGAAGGTAAAGTTTATTTACTTTCCGGTGGTGGAAAAATTTTTACTGATGTTGCTGCAAGGTTTGTTGGTAGTGAGAGATCATTAGATGAAATCGTTGTCAGTGAGTACAATAAAAAACTTGTGGAAAACATTATTAATCGTGGGCATCTTGCAGCAACAGAGTTTGATTATTTTATCTTTGGTGTTGAAGGATATTCAAGAGTAACAGAAACACAACTTGTAAGAAAACGAATTGCCAGTTATCTAATAAAATCTGGGAGGGCTGAAAAAAATGGCAAGCGAAAATTTGATATCGTACTCCCAGAGAGTGTAACAAAACATTCCATTTCTTATAGGGGACTTTACTGGGATTACATTGATATTCTTGAATTAATTGAAGATTGGTATAATTCAGGTATTACATCCGGGTTTAAAGAAGAAGAACTACGTTATTTAAAACCACAGGCAACCGAGTTTAAAGGAATCATCGGTATGAATTGTCATGCATTAATTGATTGGTTTAAAATAAGGTTATGTCTTAATGCCCAGACTGAAATACAAGATATGGCATGGAAAATGTTTAAGTTAGTGACATCAGTAGCACCAGATCTTTTTTCTAAAGCAGGTCCAAACTGTAAAGCGCTTGGGTATTGCCCTGAAAATGGTGGACAGCATAAATCATGCGTAGGCAAGGTATTAACACATGATAAAGTTCTTACGTTAATAAAAAACAATTCTTAAAATTGAGGCAATGATGAATCACCAGGAACGTCATAAAATTTTAGAAAAAGCATTACAAAGTCACACTTTTGAAGAGCGCATTACCTTGTTTAATCACTGGTTTAAAAAAAGCATAAAATCCTCAGAAGTAAAAAAGAAAGAATACATTGACAATTTACATGCAATCCTGTAAAAACAATTAATAATATTTTTAGGAGTAAAAATGTCTATTACTTATCAAAACAGAGATGTTATTAAGGGACTTACCTCAGAACAAATGCTTGATTTAAAAAATCTAGTTCTTGGTAGTAAAACTATTATAAAGATAATGTCTGACAATGTAATTCACATCAATGGTGATATTACCCTTGAGGAATTACATGCACTCAGCTTAATATTTAAGGAGAATAAGTGCAAATGTGGATGCAAATGCTAATAGAAAATAGAATTTTAATATATGTTCTTGGAATGCTAATCACATTTTTAGTTATATCCAGTACATTAAGAAAAAAAAATGATCCAATTTCAAGATGGAGTAATGCACAAACTTTTCGGATATTATTTTTAAGTGGGTTTTCATTTGTAGGTAGTGCCCTCTTTCTTTTTATATTTTACTTTGATGATTTATTAAAAGAAAGATCAATAAAAACAAAACACCAAAAAGAAAGGCGATATTAATATAATGCCAATGGAATTTGAAGAAGCATGTTCCCCTTATTTGCAATGCAAAATTTGTAAAAACGATATAAAGCCAGAAAAAAAAGAAAAAATGTATTTATGTTCTAAATGTAATCACTGCAATTTCTGTGATGCTATATCAGATGGTCATAAACTTATTCTTCAGGGGATCATAAAACAACATGAGGAACGAGCGATTATAAGGCATGGTGCAGAAGTTAAAACCATTCTGGATAAAGCCCTTACTTATTGGGGAGTAGACATTTATATTGGACAAACTGGTGAGGAAGCAGCAGAGTTAATAAAAGAATTAGCGGAATTGATTCAGTGTTTGAATCATTATAAAAGACAGCGCAATGATTCTGATCAAAAACTTATCACCGAAATGGCCCATGTACGTTTAATGCTTGAGATTATGCAATTGATTGTACTTCCAGGTAAAGGTGGTGCTCAACTATTTCAGGAGGTAATAAATAAAGAAGTTCTTCGTATAAGAAAAAAATATGAAACTGGTAATCAGAATGTGGATCACAATTGAAATAGAAATTTTACACAGGATGGGTTGGTAATGAAAAATATTTTGATTGTTATAAATGGGGAACCAGAAAATGGTAAGGATAAATTCGTTGAGTTTTGTGCAGAGTACATTGAAAAAACACATGCAATTGAGGTACATAATGAATCCTCAATTGATCCATCAAAACAAGCAGCCAGAATACTTGGTTGGAATGGAGAAAAGAACGATATTAGCCGTAAATTTCTTTCTGACTTAAAAGATATGAGTAGCAATATTTATGATGGTTCATTTAAATATATAACAAATTTAGTTAGAACAAGAATGGGTTTTCTATTTATACATATCAGGGAACCACAAGAAATTTCCAGGGTTAAAAAAGAGCTACAAAATTGCATCACACTCTGTATAAAAAGAAATGGTAAAACCCACATTCATAATAATCATGCGGATGCAAATGTTTATAATTATGATTATGATTACATAATTAATAATGATCATGATTTAGAATACTTAAAGCTAAAAGCATTTGAGTTTTCAAAACACATTATGACCATTTATAAAGAAGATAAAATTTAAATTGGAAATCAATTATGGTTATTGAAATTCAGGAACTAGACGCTGTTTACTGCAAGGTACTAACCCCACAAGGCCAAGGGTTAGTATGGGAAATTCTTTCTTATGAGGATGTAACCAGAAACATATGGTCTGGATTCCCTGAAGCAGTGAAAAGATCCCATATGGATAAACGTGGAATGAGTTTTTTATGTGGTTTGATTCCATATGTAACCAAAAAATTGGTTGAAATGGGGCATGAAGTTGATGTCTTTAAAATAAAAGTGAATCTGCCATATCGTTTATTTGTAAGTCTTCCTGATACTATTTTTGAAAAATACCAAAGTAAACTTTTGCGCAGTGTAGGTAAAAATAACAGGGGGATTTTAATAGCCCCCACTGGTGGGGGAAAAAGTTTAATTTTGGGGGGGATAATCAGCAAATACAATATTCCTGTATCACTTCTTATCGTACCTACAAAGTCTATTTTAAAACAAATGGAGAATGATTTTAAAAAATGGTTCCCTGAGTATGATATTGGCATTGTTGGTGATAATCAATGCACCGTAGGGCATATAACCATAGCTTTATTTCAATCCCTAAGCAGATGGGATTTAACTAAATACAATAGCATCCTACAGTTGATTATCATTGATGAATGCCATAAAATGAATAATTCAATACAAAAAATGCTCAAACAGCTAACAAAAGTTCCCTTTAGATTTGGTGTTACAGCAACGCCAAGGAGGGAAACAGACTTTAATGAATATGGAAGAATGATTGGAAATATTGGTCCTATAATTAGTGAAGTTGATGATATAGAATGCATTTCCAGAGTAACCCCATGTCATGTTTATACTATAGGGTATTATTGTCATTCACCAAAAGGAACAGATTATAGAAGTATTTACCAAAAGGATATTCTTTTCTCTATTATAAGAAATAGAAAATTATTATCTGCGGCTAAAAAATTGGCATTGGATAAAGGAAAAACCTGTGTTTTTTTGCTTGATCAAATTGAACAAGGTGAAATTATATTTGACATAGCAAAAAGTATGGGGTTAAATCCATACTTAGTGCATTCAAAAATGAAAAAAGGACATAATGAAAATATAAAAAAGTTATTATCAGAAAATAAAATAAATTTGGTAATAGCTACAGGAGTATGGGGTATTGGTACTTCAATCTATAATATTGATTGCGTTGTTTTAGCTTCTGCAAGAAAGTCTTACATTGATACTCTTCAAAAGTTAGGTCGTGCAAGAAGAAGATCAGCAAAAAAAGAAGAGGCAATAATTATTGATGTTATTGACAAAGTAAGAAATAACTCGGGATGCAGAAAGAAATGTTATAAATACTTTGAAGATTATTCTAAATTAAGAATAAGTTGGTATAAAGAAAAGAAATGGTATATGGGTGATGCGTTTAACGCCCAGGCTAACCGGATGGGTTGGAAAGGAGACAAAGATGAGTGAGCACTTATGGGGGCTTGTGAGACCATCATGTCCTATGTGCCCCCAGGAAAATGGAAAAACACAATTAGGAAGTATTGAAATCAGTAACTTCTATCTTATTGACAACAAACGATACCAACGGATTGGCATGTCAGTATCAATTCAAGTTGACAGCACCGGAAAAACACTTGGTACAGGGTTTACTCATGATCCATTGGAAATGGTAACAGTAGAAGCGGCAGCGGAACACTGCCAAAACAGCAACGCATGAGTTAACCTATCCACTTAATAGAAAAGGGGTAAAACTATGTGGGAGTGTAAAAAATGTGATAAAACATTTGAACGACTTCAAATATCTTGGGGCGAAAGCGGGGGACAAAAAGTTGATATACTTGATTATTTCTGCCCCCATTGTGGTAATACTGGTTATAAAGAGGAACCACAATTAACTTACCTTGGCACAGTAGACGAAAGAAATGCTTACTGGGATAAGGAATGGACTGGCACAGTTATATGTTAAAGGTGAGCACAAAGGAGATTACGAATGGGGGATAGAAGACTAGTATGCCCGAAATGTGGTTGTGTACTTTGGTTAAAAACATGTCCTAATTGCGTAGGTGAAGTTGAAGATTACTGCCAACCAAGTCGTACAGACACTCTTTGGCGGCGGTGTTTTTGTGAAGTGTATGAAACAGCCAAAAGGACAGGTGCCACAACCGTTAAATTTTCTGATGTAGACGCACTTGTAATGAAAAAAGCAAATCTTGGGATTGACAAACTGTTGAAATTTTTGAATGATTAACCATTAGATGTACCCAGATTGAGGAGTAAACAATGCCAAAATTAGAAAGGATTTGGATGTATAAAAGTGCTAATAGGTTTTATGAAATTAGGATGGATTGGGATAATGGTCAATGCCTAGCGATAGGTCTGAAAAACCTAGAACCTGATGCGGTTATAACGGGACTTCTTCAGGTGGTTCATTTTTTAAAAAATGAACAAAATAAGGGAAATTTATAAAGAGAATTGATAGGAGAAGGATTTATGCCAAGAGAAAAATGTGAATACTGTAAAACCGAACATGGAAATCAATATATCTGTAAAAATCATCCACTAAAAAATCCTTCCGTTGTTGAGCGATTAATTATGCGTGGATTTCCCATTGAGTTTAAAGTTATAAAAGGAGGGCATACAATTATAAAAGGAGAACATACAAACAAAGTATGGAATTATGTTTCATCCTGCTTTCAGCGTATTGTTATCCCACCTTTTTCTCTTGTTTGGTGGAAGTATCTTTATGATTACCACACAGATAAACAAAGCCGAGTAATTAGGGTGCGGGGGTGGCGCTCCGCACTAATCGAAACTCCAAACAAAACACGGATATCTGTAACTTTTTGTCCCTTTTATTTTTGGTAAACCAATATAATGAGTTTACGGATCAGAAGGAGAAAATAAAATGAAATGCCCAACATGCCAGGAAATAGTTCATGCTCCATGGTGCCCAGAGGTACAAAAAACCGAATGGTTAATTTGCCCTGCTTGTGGGAAAAAAGCAGATCTTAACACAACGACAAACAGTATAAACTGTTACCATTGTGAATATTTCAGCCCTAATAGATATGCAACTGCCAATCAAGCTATAAAATACAAAGAAAGAAAGGAATAAATTTATGGAATGGCAACCTATTGAAACAGCCCCAAAAGATAAACGAATTATTTTATTTTGTTCTATTATAGGAAAATCAGTATTTGGGTATTACAATACTGACCGACATGCAAAAACTCCGCGCCCTTATTGGTCACATGATCTTGAAAGAATGTATGGTGTATTGCATGTACGTCGTGACCAACCAACACATTGGGGATATCCCCCAGATGACCCAAAATAAGAAAATTTTAAGCCTTATTACAAATAAAAAGGGCATTCAATGACAAAATTAAAATTAACAAAAACAATGCCAAGAGCAAAAGTTAAATTTATTATTGAATACGAATATGAATTACAGCCGGAGTTTTACCCGGAAGGTTTAAGCGCGGAAGAGATGTTGAAAATTGACATTAGCAATATGAACAATGACCCACTGATGGTGTTGGATCTTGCAATAGGTGATAGCCTGGCTAAATGGGAGACAACTGGGGAGATTATTAAGTAAAATTCGGAGAGGCTAATGGCACATATTGATGATAAAATCATGCATTGCAAGGGGTGTGACAAGGATTTCATAATCCCACACAACCAGGCAGGAGGTTTTTGGTTTCTGTGTGGCTGGACGAATCCGCACGGTCTGGAGTTTTGGGGTGGTTACTGCGTCAAATGTTTCCATGCTTTAGATAAGGTTACTAATACTACAGGGAATAAATAATGTCTATTAAAATTACTGAAACAACCGAACGTCAATGCTGTGCGCATAAAGACTTGAAAAAGTATAGGGGGGAAGGATCAAAAACAATTGAGATGTTCTGCCAACACTGCGGCCAGCAATTTACTTCTAAAATCTACACTGAGGCAGGACGTAGTATAGACAAAATGTATGTAAAATGTGGATTAGGTATCAATTCATAAACAGGTTGAATAAAGTTATTATTGCCAAATAATATTACAGAGGTACATTATGCCTATTAAAATTACGGAAACAATAGAAAGATTTTGTTGTGAACCTAAAGATCTAAAAAAGTATGAAGGAGCACATAACGATGAAGAGCCAAAAAATGTAAAATGGTTCTGCCAATACTGTGGGCAACTGTGGGAAAACCACACTTATACTGATGCAGCTGGTTCAAGAGATACAGAATTGGTCAAATGTGGAATGCATCTAATTCATAAACAGGCTGAATAAATTAAAGGAGCTAAGAAATGGCGATAATTGTTAATTGTGTTTGCCATAAATGCGGGAAACGCTGGTGAACTGCTGTCGGTAGCAGCAGGTCAGCCCCAACGATTTGCCCGGACTGCGACAAAAAAGATAAGGACCAGAAACGGCGGGAACATTTTCATAGCCTTGATAAACTAAGCCTAGAAGAGCGGATGAGTAAAATTGAGAAGTGGATATATGATTATCGGCCACCAAATACAGGGTCTAGTATTTTTTAATTTCAAAAAGGAAATAACATGAAAGTCAAATTGGGTAATGATAGAGAGTGGACAATCTATGCAGTAGGTGAAACTAAAGAATGTGTTATGGATATTCATTTTCCAAAGAAACTTACGAAGAAAAAAATTAAGGAAATCCAAAAGACTTTACAAGAGACGTTAGCTGAAATCAATATTTAGGAGAAAATAATGTATAATCTATTTGCGGGCTTATTATTATTCTTATTCGGCTTTTTTATTGGATTAGTTTTAGGCGTTATAGTAACTAATAGAAATTAACTTCCAAAGTAGCTTTGGACGAAATAATCTACGGAGATAAAAATGAATGATTTATTTGGTGTAACTGAAAAAATGATTAAGGCTGGAAATGACATAGCGGGGCATTTAGGTAATGCGAGTATAAGAAAAAATATGAGTGGATTTGGTGGATGTAAGTTATTTGTTTTAGAAGATTACCCTAAAGAGTTTCAATACTTAATTAAGGCATACGTTGATGGTAAAATAGATTCTGTAATAGCTATCTATCTAGCCATGGAAGATGCAAAGGCAGAAGAAACAAGTGACATGCTGGATGCAGAAGTAGAAGAAACAGAAGATGACTCACACATCACAATAACTAATAATGGTCCTGAAACAGTTGTTGTTAATGATTCTTTAATACTGCATAAAGGAAGTAGTGGTGGTTTTTACGTTGATATTGGTAAAGAAATTCGTATCAGCAAACAGGAATCCGCAGAAAATCCTATGACAGATTATGATCAATGGCGGCAAGATAGGCAATTGATGGAACATTACAAAGATGCACTTCAGAAAATTAATAGTGGTGTAATAAGTCCAATTCAAACCGCTATTGATGCCTTATCAGACAATCAACCTGAAGTAGAAACGACTTGTCCATTTTGTAAAGGGAAAGATACCGTTATACAAGAGTTTGGAGTAAATGAGTTTGAAAATGATGCAACAGTCTATGCAATTAGTTGCATTGAATGTAGATCAAGAACTTCATGGTTTTCTGATTATAACAAAGCATTGTATCAATGGAAAGAAGCAAGTTTTAGAAGCAAAGGACAAATGTAATGGATAATAAACTATTAGCTTGCCCTTTTTGTGGTGGTCCAGCAGAATTAAGGTTAGAGTTTTATACAGATATGGATGGAAAAGATTTTATTTACAACACAGTACGTTGTGCTGATTGTGGAGCAAGAACACCACGATGTTCTAATGACATTGAAGCAATGGAAGAATGGAATAACCGAGTATAAGGATAATAAACCCATGAGAAAAAAACACCCATATCATTGCGTTTTATGTGGTACACAACTTGAGGAAGAACAGCTTGGGGTACTTGTATGTCCATCATGTAATCAATTTTTTCTTCCTATTATTTCTGGTGAAGATAATTCACTTCATTGGTTCAACAAAAATGAAGTCTGGTGATTTTTATATCCATCATAGGAAACCAAAAATGACCATTAAACAAGAAGCAATAAATGACACAATTAACTATTTAAAAAATCTTAGATTAGGATCTACACCATCTGAGCCAAAATATGGCATTTGTTCCAATCTTAAAACATTTTTAGATTCTCGTGTAAATAAGGTAATTACTAAGAACATACTATGTAAAGTATATAATTTAAGTCACACATGGTCAAAATATTCTGGGGATGATACATATCCTGTTCCAGATCCTGAAGGTGTAGATCCAGAAGATAAATATGACATAACACATAATAAATGGACAGGATGCTACGGGGATCTTAGAAGAGAATTATGTCTTTATCTTGCAGAAGAATTACAAAAAGGGAATTAAAATAATGGATGACCCACGAATAACAAATGCCATTGAGCAATTTAATATCTATGAATTTCTTGATGAACATAGTGTAAGTTATTCCCTAGAAGGAAAAAATATAGGGGGGAATTACATAGGTATTGAAGTATGCCCAAATTGTTCTCGTGGTGATTTCCATTCTGGTATTCATAAACATAAATTATTTATGACCTGCTTTGTTTGTAAATTCCAAGCTAATATAATAAAAGTAATTTCTATATATAGTGGAATGTCATATAAAGTGGCAAAAAAATATCTAATAGACAATTCAGAAAATAATCTTGATGTTGTTCAAATGGTTCAACAAATTGTCTATTCTAAAAAACCAAAGCGGGAATATAACTTTGATAAAATAGATCTTATTCCAAAATCAAGGCGTATAACAATAAATGATATTAACACTAATCCTTATATAAAAGAATTTTTTAAAAACAGAAAACTTAATATTTGGCATTGCCATTGGTATGATCTTAGAATAAGCCCTTTAAATGAGCATAAGGGGCACATCTTCTTCCCGGTGTATCTCAATGGTGAGATTGTAACATACCAATGGAGAACTCTCCTTGGAAAAACGTATCATAACTCCGAAAACCTTGGGTCATACCTCCTGAATGAAAATAGGGTTATTCCTAATAAGCCCCTTATACTTGTTGAGGGGTATCTTGACTTTACAAGAGTTGATTCCTTCATTCGTTGTTTTTACAAAGATAAAATAGCTGTAACATCTGGTATGGTAAAATCAGTTTCACAAAGGCAAATTCAAAGGATTACTCATATAAAACCATCTAAGTTAATTGCTATGCTCGATAATGATTCTTGGTTTGATTATAGAAGATTAGAAAGGGAAATACCTTTTGATGTGGATCATGTTATACTCCCAAAAGGGAAAGATCCTAATGAATTATCTTGGAAGGAACTTCATATAATTTTTAAAGGATTAAACATATGCTGATAAATACTTGGAAAACATTATATATTTTACTAACCCAGTACGTTATTCTTGGTGGAACTGGTTTCATAATTGGAATAAATTATGAAACCATGAGGTTAAATGTGGTATTACCAACTATTATATTTGGGTATATATTTAATGTTTTCATACTAATTTTTTTATACAAAAAATAAATAATTATTTATTTATGCAAATATCGCCAAAATATTTGGCATCAACTTATTCAGCAAATAAAATACAGTTTGCAGAAAAATAGCAAGAATAACAGAAATAATTGTAATGGATTTCCCAAATTGTATATACAGATCTTTCTTTAAATTAGCATCACCAGATTTATGGTCTTCAAATAATTTATTTCTTAGTACACACGTTTGCTTTATTTCCAAAATGTTATTTTCTAAATGAAACATTTCCCTTTTGAATTCTTCTTTATCAATCTTCCCCCCTGTTTTTACAAAAAGATCTTTAATATTATCAAATATCCTATCTAATTCCTTAGAAAAAACATCTTTCTCCAAGTTACTAGAATTTTTTAAGTACAAATCCTCAACCGACTTTTTAAGCTCTACTTTTACTTCCATAAATTGACTGGCAAGAAAACTAAATTTATTTTCCAGTATTTCCAATTCCATTTGGGTTGCCTGAATTTTAATAACATCAGACACCAAATCTTTTATAATTGGAAGTACAGCAGTTAATACTTTATTAGAAACTTCATCAGGTAGTCTATCATCAGACAATGTGCTACCTCCCTATATTATTTCAACAAGGCATACAATTTTTGTAAACTTCTATCATACTTTTCTTTTATCTGTTTATCCGCATCAGATTGCACTCTATCTCTTCTATATCGTGATATATTTACTAATATTCTGAAACCAAAAAAATGTATTTTGGATGGTAACAATATAAAATCATCTATATTGAACGCCAAAAACCTCGGGTCTTTAATAATTGAATCATCACCTGTAGCCAAAATGAGCATTGCAATTGGGTCATTTTCTCTTATGATTTTTATATTGTCAAAAACATGATCAAAACTTCCATTATTATTTTCTGCACCAACTATTATAACAGAATATTTTCCTTTTACTATATCCAATACCCCATCCATTGAATTCCAATTTACGTCTATGGATGAATGATTCATAAAAAATTCATTCAATGTCTTTATAATCTCTGATTCATCAGTAAGAACTAAAACACTTTCTTTTTTCGGTAGCATTACAATCTCCCTAATAAAGTAGAAATTTTACCCTTCTCATACTGTTTAACTGAAATTGTGTTTATATGTGTTGGAAAATACGCACCTATATACTTTTCATTTTCTAAACCAATAACTTTATCACTACCAAGAATTGCTGATGCTAAATACAATGGTCCTGAATCAACACCAATAAATATTTCACATTTTGCTATTTCTTCTATTAATCTTTTAAGATTCGGTTCTTCAAATCTTAATGAATTTTCTGGTGTAGCTAATGGAAAAACATCTTTTTCAATATCATTTGCAGAACAATCATAATCCAATCTAAACTGTGGGCGCATATGCACTTCAAATGGCATATACCCCGCTTCTATAATCCCCTGCCATATTTTTTCTGCTATAATCTGAGGACAAAATTTCAGTAATGAAGAACTATGCCCAAAGAAATGTAACCCAATTCTTTTTATTACTTTATTGCGTTCAACCATATGCCTGTATGGTTTCCATATAAAATTTGGAATCCCAAATTCCAAAGATGCACAAATATATGGTTTCGGCATTTCAGTCATATGTTCCACTGGTAAACATGAGTTGCAGGGTTCTGGGTACCTCACCCTATAAATAAAAGAATATATATTTTTATCAAAAATTTCAGAGTCCACATATACAACATTTGGATATATCTCTTTTAACTGTCTTTTTGAATCAGAACCTATAACCAATTTTGTTTTTGTTTGTTTCTGTAATTCAAAAAATACTGGTAAAAAATTACAAAAGTCACCAAGTCCGTGATTAAATATAAGTAAAACCATTCCTTCTACATTATTTATCTGTTCCAAAATTGTCATACTATTTTTCCCATGTTTTCAATGTTGACTATAGAATAACACTTGGAAACATCTTTATCCAGATAAATTTGTTTTCCAATAATACCATCATATGATATAAAATCAATATGAAATTTATGATTATTTATAGCAACCCAATACCCTTTATTTTGTATATCATCAATTAAACAATTTGGATTACCATCAACCTTTACATTGTAATTTCCAAGAATTACTTTTTTATTTCCAGAATCACAAAAACAAAGTTTACCACGGGAATCAAAAATAATACCGTTTGGGAATTTACAATTTGATCTTACTATTCTTTGATTTGATAATTCAACTATACATCCATTGCTAGAATCATTTCTCCAATTTGGGCCATATATTGATGCATACCATCTACTATTATGTATTACCAATCCTGAAATATAATTATAATCTGTTTTTGAATTTGTGAGGGCATAATGTAATGTGTCATTTTCTAATTTCTTTGTTTCCGAATTATATGTAATACTTCGTATGCTATCTGTTCCAGAAGAAACGACATACATTTTATTTTTCATTATTGGGATTACTGAAGTAATAAACTTAGCTTCTGTAACAAAACTTTTCCTTGATGTTACAAAAATTATTCTGGAATAAGGATCAACATCATTATTGGCAACAGCAATTAACTCATTTTCAAATCCACATACAAAATCTATTTTGTCTATAGATGCTATTCCCCCAACACCTAGAGAGTCAAGTGGCATTATCATTGATCCCCCATTGTCCGTGTTTACCTGAACCAAACAACACCCTGCTTTCTTCTGAATTCCAAGTAATAACTTCATAATTTCCTCATGTGGATATAGTAAAGGCTCTTTATTACAAGAGCCTTTACTAATCTTATATTTATTCTGGATTAAAGATGACTATACTTTAATACAGAATTTACTATTTCATTTACTGTAATTAATTTCATACACTCTGGTTCTCTGTTTATCTTCCTTGAACAATCTTTTAAAGTTTTTTTCCAACAACCACTATATTCACAACAGGACAAATAACCAACACTTGATAAATACGTTTGTCCATTATACATATTCCATGCGTTACCTTCTCTCCCACCAGCAATAACAACACATGGTTTTCTAAATGCTGCTGCTACATGCATTTGCAAACTTACTGCGCCAATAGAACCACTTGCATGATACATAACAGCAAAATAATCTCTTAGGTTATCTGTTTTTCCAATTAAGCTTTCAACACCTTTTATCCTTGGGTGTATATGGTGTGAATGTCCAACTTGATATATTTTAATTCCCTTTTCTAACAATGAATTAATAACTTCCTGCCATTTTGATGTTGAATACATTTTTAATGGCATGTCAGATTTAAATCCTGCATTAAATACCCAAAATGGTTTTGAAATCCCAAGTTTTTCCAGAATTGTATCCTTTTCTTCTTTTGTTAAATACAATTCTGGAAAAACTGATGTTTGTTTAATGTTAATATTAAGAACATCATTTATTGCTGTTATAAAAGCTGATGAAAAATGTTTCCCACTTACCTTTTTAAGTGAAAATTCAGTAGAATAATCAATAGTTAAAACTTCTGTTTTCTCATCAAATACTTCACCTTTTTGAATAACATAAGGATTATTATAAAATATTTCTGGGTAATATGATAATACACCGATATTAAATTTATTCGGGTATGACAATTGCAAATCCCTTAAAGCAGATGTTAATACAAGATTGTCCCCAGGGGCTTGCATTTGTTTAAATAATATATTCCTCATTACATTACCAGAAACATTTTGCTGGCATCCTCTGCTGATTCCTCCGCTAAATATGTTGCAACTATCTGAATAGCAATTTTTGGTATTGTAACATTTGGTTTTGGTGTTGTAAGTATCTGAACATTCAGTTGTGGAATTTTAAGAACATCCGCCATAATTGCCTCCCTTTTATGATGTTATCTCAACACCAAATTCTGCCGAATTTATTAAAGCCGGTGTCCAAGCCCCACCAGAATCAGGATCACGCTCAACAACAAAAGATCTTCTATGTGGGGTTATATTAGCAGATTTTCCTGCGGATTGCACTTCAGTTGCAGCATTATTTACAAACTGCTTAAACCCACGAGTACCAGCATCTGTATTTAAATCAATTTGATTAACCACAATACCAAATATGCTTCTACCATCATCAGAAGCTGTTACACCAACTGAAAATCTTTCTCCGACAGCATCACCTACAACATAATCCGCAGCAGCAGGAGGAATTTCATCAACAAGAGCATATCCATCAGAACCTGTTGAATAAGCAAAATCCTGATCAACACCATCGGATGTAGGAACAGCTACTTTAACCCAAACATCACCAAGATAAGTATTGTTGTAAGATCCAGTAGCATCACAAATATACCAATCATCAATGTGTTCTAAGTGATATGAGGAATTAGCACCAAGTTCAATATACCCACAGGTGCCAGTCTCACCAATATCAGTATTAACCCCAGTAGCAGAAGCAACAACGGAACCATCAATTTTCATTTCAACTGAACCACTTGAGTTGAATACAATTTTTAACTCAAGATAGTACCAATCCCCAACAACCTGATTAAATGCACTTGTAGCTAAAACTGTATCATTATAGTCACCACCCCTTATTTGTAATTCAGTCCCTGTACTATCCAAAGTCACTGTAATTTGTGGCGTTGATCCTGCACCAGCAGAAAAGAATGTTAAATATTCATTATATACGTGACCATCAGATAATGGAACTACGGAAACTCTTTTAATGGCAATCCCCATAATCAAAGTGCTTCCAGACATACTAATTATTTTACCAATTGATGGGAGTGTACTTATTTGTGCTCCAATATCCAATCGCCCATAGTTTGTGGAAAAGGCACAATATGACGTAGCCACATAATCAAATAGATATGCCTCATATTCAGGTGTGCCAGTAGGACCTATACCATCAAAACCCTCAGCAAAAAGTAACATTTCGTTCTCCTTTAAAATCCTTTATTAACAGCCATGCAATCATGTTTAGAATCCTCTGAATTGTATCTAAAACCAATGTAATTTTTTGTACTCGCCGTAAGAGTTGGACTTGGAACATCATCACTGAATCTAACAACAGCATTCCATGTTGGTGTGTATGTTACCGGATTTATAACAAGTAAAATTGGTTTTTGTTCCACTGGATTGCTAAATGTTATTTCACTATCCTGTGTAAGAGTGAATTTAAAAACATCACCAGCAGAACAATCAATGGTAATAGTCGCACCATCAGATGGTGTAATAACGCTTGGAGCTGGTAATCCCGTTTCAACATTATTAGTCTGATTCCATACAGCTGCACCTACTGTTGAATCAACGCATATATAAGAATTATCTGCTGTAACATCAATCCATATAGACCCAACTGAATATCCCTCACCAGAGTCATCGTTTGCTGTTGGAGCTACAGTTGCATCTAGTTTATCTAGTATAGCTACAGAACTATTAGTCTGGTTCCATACAGCTGCACCTACTGTTGAATCAACGCATATATAAGAATTATCTGCTGTAACATCAATCCATATAGACCCAACTGAATAACCAGCAGAAGAGTCATCATTTACTGTTGGAGCTACAGTTGCATCTAGTTTATCTAGTATAGCTACAGAACTATTAGTCTGGTTCCATACAGCTGCACCTACTGTTGAATCAACACATATATAAGAATTATCTGCTGTAACATCAATCCATATAGACCCAACTGAATAACCATCGAAAGCATCATCGTTTGCTGTTGGAGCTACTTCTGCATCTAGTTTATCCAGTAAACTGTTTGTTTTATTCCATACTGCCGCTCCTTCTGTTGAATCAACGCATATATAAGAATTATTTGCTGTAACATCAATCCATATAGACCCAACTGAATAACCAACAACGGTGTCATCGTTTGCTGTTGGAGCTATTTCTGCATCTAGTCTATCTAAATAACTGTTTGTTTTATTCCATACTGCCGCTCCTTCTGTTGAATCAACGCATATATAAGAATTATCTGCTGTAACATCAATCCATATAGACCCAACTGAATATCCCTCACCAGAGTCATCGTTTGCTGTTGGAGCTACTTCTGCATCTAGTTTATCCAGTAAACTGTTTGTTTTATTCCATACAGCTGCACCTACTGTTGAATCAACACATATATAAGAATTATCTGCTGTAACATCAATCCATATAGATCCAACTGAATAACCAGCAGAAGAATCATCATTTACTGTTGGTTCTACAGTTGCATCTAGTTTATCTAGTAAACTGTTTGTTTTATTCCATACTGCTGCTCCTTCTGTTGAATCAACACATATATAAGAATTATCTGCTGTAACATCAATCCATATAGATCCAACTGAATAACCCTCACCAGAATCATCATTTACTGTTGGTTCTACAGTTGCATCTAGTTTATCTAGTATCTGATTTATAGATTTAGCATTCAGTTTTACAAAAAATAATTCATTAGATGTAGCATTTTTATAGGCTAATACAACCCTTCCAGAAGGGCAAATATTTGATGCCACACTAAAAGTAATATCTTCAACATCAACTGTAATAACTTCTGCCTGTGTTTCAACAAGATCAACAAACAATATCTGATTATCTGCTATTACCTGGCTACTAGCAGATATCGTATTTTTAATTACTGCACCATCAGATTTAGTAAAAATTAAATCAATATCTGCACTCCAGGTCAAAGTTCCGGTACTGCTATTCCAATCAATAGTTCCCGCAGTATGAATTATTAAATTTCTAAAATAAGCTATTTCTGCATCAAGTTCATATAATGGAGCATTCATATCAGCAGCAGAAAATGAAGTAACAGAATTTGCCCATACAGATATGTAATTAGGAATTGACATTAGTATTGCCTCCAAAGAATTTAAACTTTTCTTTTAATTCTGTTAATACATTTTCCGCCATTTTATCCCTATTGATGCTATCAACCTCAGCTTTTTTCCCAAGATCATTAAATTTTTTATTTAACAATCTTAACTCACCAAGTATTTCCAATAATATTGCCTCTGTTTTTTCTGTCATATTATCATCCTTTTATTATGCAGCAACGTAACTGTAACAATAAACGTAAAATATCATTTTATACACTACATCACTTTCAAGGGTTACAGACATTAATGGACTAAGTTTTGGATCTATTTCTACTTCAGAATCAAATTCTGGTGTAAAAACGCCGGTCCATTTACCTGAACTATTCGTTGTTAATCTAAAAATACTGGCTGATATTTCTGTACTATTGGTAAAAGTAGCTCCCCCCAATTCTAATTCCACCAAAATGTTATCCGATTTTTTAAATGGCATTCCATACTGATCAACTAATTGTAAGGAAAGAGTAACAGACTCGGCGGCACTACCAGTCTCCTGTATAAAAACATAATCATATCCTGATTCATCAAATCCATCAGGTTCATACCCTATAGTCAAAACGAAACTGGATATTTCAATTTGCTGGAATTCCGGGGTACTCCATTCCAAATCTATATAATATTGCTTAATCTCTCCGGCACCACCAACAACTAAAATTGTGTGTAAAAGTAAATGCCCACTTGGGGTATCCGGTATAATGGAATCCTCATAAGAGGTAAATACAGTTCCGACTACATAATCAACTACCTTATCCGTTCCAATAACAATTTTATCTATTCTATATTGCCCTACTGTAGTCAAGTCATTTATGGTTATATACTTTAAGTATCCAGAGGACATAATATCAGTGGAATCAACCACCATAATAGTAGTAGAATCTGATTCCATAATAATACCACCAAAACTTGATACTGTGTATATAATCTCATTCATTCTAAAAACACCAGTAGACAAAGTTACAACCATAGACCCGTCTTCTAATGCCCTTAAATTAAAACCAGATATTACCCCATCAGTAGTTCCTGTTGTAGGGGGTCCAGTGACATCATTCCCCAACAATGTTGGTATAACCTGACTATTCCCAACTATTTCCATTTTATCTGATTTTCCACCTGTATGCAATATTTTAACCGCATTTCCAGGTTTTAAATACCTTGGTGTTTGTTCAAGGTTTTCATGATAATGCACAACAACTAATTTTGAACTTCCCTGAAGTTTTACCCTGCAAGTTTTAGCGGATGTATCTACATCATAAACCATTGCATTTCTGGTTTCTTTTCTTCCAGAAGATACCCGAAGCATTTTATTTTTTAAAAATGTCTTTTTAAAATCTGTCATAGTAAAACCCATCCTTCACAGTCATCTAAAATATACCCATCATTACCTTTAATCCCAGGCTTTTTATACTTTCTATTTAAATCTGTTATAAATATCCTAAGAGGCAATCCAGTGTATGGATGTGGAATAACTATTGTATCCCCTTCTTGGTCTTGTAAATTTGTTACTTTTTTAAATTTAACTCTGCGTCTTTGTAATTTAGTAATCAAAAGTTCAAAATCAGCCACTTCCTGGCACTGCGCTACGGTATGCGTTAAGAATCCCTCAATTTGATCAATGACTGTTCTACCTATAAGCCTCTGCATTTCCATATCATTTGCATCAGCTTGAACAGAACGCCTAACATAACCAACAGGACTACCCCATATTTCATATTGAAAATTACCTATAGACCCCAAAATCATTAAAGCTAGTTGAAGACTTATACCTTCAACCGTTCTTCCTATGGATATGGTACTATCACTCCAAATACTTAATCCATCTGGTATTCTTGTTGCCATTAGATATCCTCCAATTGCAGCAATTAACATTGGAATAAGGTTTGGTGCCGTTATTGTTACAATGCAATACTGATTTTCCACTGTGTCCACAAATGATATTTCTTCATCAATACCACCAGCTAATTGAAATGCAATGCTTGTTGCTGTTTCCAAAACTTCCAGTCTTGGGTATTTTGCACGTTTACTTTTATCTTCACTATAATATATATAAAAATCTTTTTTAAATCCCCACCAACCTACTGTACCGGATAAAACAGATAATCTTTCTTCTTCTAAAATAATTTCTGTAAAGTCTTGTTCCTCACCAGAAACAACTACACTATTTATAAAATCAGAAAATTCATAAGTTGGGGAAAATTCAATACATGTACTTAAATCAGTATATGTATTATCTGTATCATTATCATTTGAAATTGGTCTTATTGTAAAGTTATCATCTTCATCTATTCTTGAAAAATAACCAAATCTGTTACTCAAGTCATTTACAATTGATTTTAAGTCACTATCCACCCATTGATGCACAATTGTAAAACTTGTTGGTATTTCTGGGACATCAATTTCACCAGCCTCCATATCCCCAAACTCTGTTATTAAATCTAAAAATATATTTTCTGGTGTAGCAGAATATGATTCTGTGGCAACTATCTTATTCACATCCCAAAATATTCTTTTATCCTGTGCTGTAACCATCATTTTTGGGGCACTTCCCTTTACATATGATATTGATGCCTCATTTATAATAAATGATCCTTGATTTTGCAAGTAATCAATACCAGATATTTCCTCTCCAATTCTTACTGTTATCTTTCTCCCTTTAACAAGAAATATGGACAACAATGAAGTTGAATTATAAGGATCAAACAAATGCCCAAGGGAAACATTAAATTTTAGTGTATTAAGGGCACCATCAATGCTTCTGGAAATACTTATTTCATCATTAGTAAGATGTTGTGTTAGATCATAAGAAGCCTGTTCTTTATCCCAACGTACTTTTGTGGAATCATCAGATGTATCCAAATTTGTCCAAAATACATACATTGCGTTTGTTGTTGGTTCTAGTGATACATTTGCATCACTATCACTGGTTCCACTTACCAATTCTGTGCTTTCAGAAAACCCCCATGATCCAGTTTTAGTACCTATACTATAATAAATAGTATTAAATATATTTCCAGGATTTATATTTAAAACACCACCAATATATGGTGCAACGTATATTTGCCCAGTATCTTCGTCAAAACCTAAAAGTGTATCCACTTGGTTATTACTTTCCGGGAACAAACCCGGAACTGAGGTATTATTATAAATTTCCCATGTTTCTGTAGCTGTATCAAAAATTAATAGCCCATCAACTGTGGCCACTAACAGTTTATCATCTATGTAAGCTGTTATCTTTTTTATATCATATTCATCTTTGGTTGCATGAGTTGGTCTATGAAACTTAATAATATCATTTCCAAGGTTAATTTCACATAACCCACGTTTTTCCCTTTCCAACATATTATAATCAGAATATGGAAAAGAACAGTAAATTTTTCCATTATAATAACAAACATGATTAACACCAAGATAGGGAAACCCTGTTGTACTTCTAGTATAATATTTGTATAAATCACCTGTAGATTTTATCCATATTCGTATATGCCCAGTAACCTGGGGTATATAAGATTTAGAACATGTCCAAATTAAATCAGCAATTTCATCAAAACCAAATTCACCATTACTATTTAAGGAACGAAGTTCACCTTCACCTTGAACAGCGGATTCTGTAACTAAAGAAAACCAAGTGTATTCCGGGCCAACATCAACTAAAGAAATATAGCCAATAAGCATCCATCTATTATAAATTGATGGATTTGTTAATGCTACATATACTCTAGCATTAGCTTCATCTATAAACATGGAAACAATAGTGAATCCAGAAACATAAGGATGCGAAATATTTTTCGTAAGGCTATATGTTGCATTATCCCAAAAATTATACTGCGCTATTGTTTCTGTTAATGTATTTATAATTGCAAAGCAGTTTGACGTTCTGGATAAAACAGGTATCCACTTTCCGGCACCAAACTTATTATTCCAACCTGTAGAACTGCTAACAAAATATAATTCATTTAAAGCCGGACTTGTAAATTCATCCCAATAATCCGTAATTCCCCATGTTGCAACATCAATCTCAACAATGCTATGCAGATATGACCCACCACCACCATCATAACTGTTTATCACATATAATTTGCCAGTTTCAGGATCATAATGCCCATCAGTAACATTATCATCTTGAAATGTAGATACAGGCCACAAGGGATCACTTGTGTCTATATACAATGAATTCATTTGTAAATTAAAAACCATATTCATAGTTGTGGAATTTATTTGATAACTTTTTGGGTTATCCCCAAGCATTCCAGCAGAGGTATAATCTGTAAATTTAGTAGCAGCAGAAAATGATTGATCAATTGCAGTAGCAACAGAATAATAAATATTTACCACTTCATTATCATCAGAACCAGAATCAACATAGGCAAACCACAACCAAATTGTTCCATCCTCTTCTTCCATTAAAGAAGGACTTCTTATGGCATTAGCCTCTTCCAGTCCAGAAGGTGTTATAACTGATTCTGAACTCCAAGTTATGCAGTCAGATGATGTTCTTAAATAAATATTATAAACATCAGATACATTTTTTGAATACACAAGGGCAAATGTATCATCACTTAATTTTATTACATAATGAGAACTTGTCCAATCAGTATTTTGAAAAGCAGTTCCACTATATAAAATACTCCCAGACACATCTATAATGTAATACATAAAAATATAATTGGGGTCTGAATAATATCTTAACAATATTGCTATAGAAGAATCTTCACGTTCTACTAATTCCGCTTCGGCATCCCCAGTAAAGGGTCCAAAAACTACTTGTGAAGAAAATTCTGTTCTATTCACATCACTATAAATATAATTTATGTTCCTTCCAGCATTATCTGTGTAAACCACCAAAACATTACCAGCACTATAAATTATTGTGTGTGGTTTTTCATAATCATCTAATGCTGTCAAATCCTTACCAATTAATGGTATTGCCTCACCAATACTCTTTGACACTATTTCTATTATTGGTTTTCTACTTACATTATTTTGAACAGCAGCTAAAGTTTCATCTAATGTTAGTGGCATATTACACCTGACTCATAATTAAAAGATTTAATTTCACATTCTTTCTAATTACATCTGTTCCTGTGGTCTTACTTACATAATAAATACCATCAAAATCTTTTATACGCACATTATATGTGTTTGTGGAATTATTTGGATTAAACACAACTTCATCATCAGCTTGATACAGCGTATTAATTGCTGCAAATTGTGCTTCGGGCATCCACTCCCATTCAAGAGGAATTTCCTGTCCAACAATTTGTGGACCCCAACTAAAGTAAGCAATTCCAGAATAAGTCTCAATAACAGAATTAATGACTTTAGGTTTTATTACTGGAAAACTTATTTTTGGATTATATGTAAATGTAACGTCACCTAAAGTCATTAATCCTTCCATAATACTTTCTCCTTATATACCTGCATATTTTTTAAGTTTATCAATTACTACTTGCTCTAAATCACTTCTTAATTCTGATACAAATGAATTATCAAATCCTGTACCATTTACATTTATTGGTATACTTAGTTGAAAACTTGCGGCACCTTGTTTCATCAAATTATATTCACTATCAGGAACAACATGCTCATTTCCATTTTCCCCCAACAAATATGAATCACCAGAACGTAAACCTCTACCAATAACTGGTTCTGTTATTTTTCCACCACCAGCCATAGCATAATCAAACATGCTATAATCCCTCCCAAGATTATAATTACTATCAGTATATGACGGTTTTGTTTCCCCACCAAGGCTATACCTGGATGCATCCACCGGCCCTTTTACCGGGTTTCCTGATAAGTTAAAACCACCATCAGACATAAGTTTATTCACAGAAGATTTAACAGTATCAATTCCACCTTTGCTAATAAAACTCCCTGCAAGGTTACTGATGACCCCCATTATTCCACCAGCGCCATTATCAGAATATGATGTAATTCCACCACCGTCAAACATTCCAGCAAAAAATCCCTTCATTGATTCTAGTATGCCTTTAACCCCATCCTTTAAACCAGTAAGTACCTTAGAAAACCAGCCCTCCATTTTTATCCACCCGGTACGAATTTCACCAGTTACTTTTTCCCATATAGTCATTGTAGATGCTTCTGCTGGATTCTTTTTCCCTGCCTCCCCAAGAATAGCCCCACCTTTTGATATTAATCTATCCTTAATAGGATTTATCAAGTATTCTTGAAATACAGCACTAAGCAACTGTTTTTGTATATTTTTTGAAAGTTCAGCAATACTATTTCCCAAACTGGTTCCAAAGTTATCAAAATCCATGGTGGCGTCTGCAAGTGCATCTGAAAATCCATCCACCCAGTCTAAAGTGAGATCCTTCATTTTTTTCCAGAATGGTTCCTGGATATCTCTTAAATTTAGTTCATACAAAATACCCAAATTTTTCAAATGTTCTTTTACTGCATCTTCATACTGATCCATCATCTTTTGTTGTTCTTCTGTGGCTATTCCATGTGCCCCTTTTATTTTCTTTGCTTTAAATTCCGCTAAATCAGCTTCAAGTGCTTTTATATCCCTATTATATTTTTCTCTTAACTTAATTTCCTCTGCAAATCTTTTCATTCTTGGACTACTAGAAGTAGCTAATGTTTCTGCGTATGAATCTATAGAAGCACTAATTTCATTTTGTATTTTTAATTGCTCATTTATTCTTTTTATTTGTAAAGCCTCTTTTTCCTTCTCTATAGCAATTTTCTCTGCTATGGCTAATAAATCAATATATTTCTTACGTTGTTCATCCGTAAGATTAACCATTTTTTCCATATTCAATTTCATTTTTTCAAATTTAGCTTCAATTTTTTCAAATTCGTTCGCTGTTCCCTTTATTTCTAATGCCGCAACAAGACGTTCAAATTCTTCTGCATTTTCCTTTGCTACTTCATCTATTCCCATTTGTAAAAAGTCATTCAATGCTTTATTCAATGCATCCATTTTATCCTTAGCATAACCATTGGTAACACCCATTTTTTCAACTTCAATGGCTAAATTTTTAAACCTTTTATCTAATTCATCAATTCTTGTTTTTGGTTTTACATTCATTGATTCCAGTAAATGTTCATAAGCTGCTTTTTGATTAGCTGTTTCCGCATTTACTTTTTTGGTATAATCAGAAATATCTTTGGCACGTTTATCCTGCAAAGATTTCTCATAACTATACACCATTTCAAGCAATTCCATATGTCCAGAAAATGCCTGTTGAATGGCTTCTTCTTGCTCGGCAGTAAATTTCTCACCAGATTTCAAATACTCATTGTAACGAGCAGTCATGTAATCAAGAACTTCCTTGGTTCTTATTTTAAGATCAGAATAATCATCCATCTTAATTTTAAAATCATATTCTATCTTTTTTATTCCATCAAATGATCCACTTGTAGCGGATTCAATTTGTTTTTGTAATTTTTGGGCATCTTCAAATAAATCAATATGTGGCAATCTCCATATTGATTCATCTAATTTATCCACTGCTTGTACCGTTTCTTCTATACTTCCGCGCAACCTCATGGAGGACATTTTAATAGAATCAAATCTATCACCAAAACGATACAAATCATCAAACACACTTTTTGGAATTCCTGCAACATCTGCAAATGCCCCAGAGAAATCCCCCCTCAAGGCTTTACCAATAGAAGTGACCATTGTAAAAATATTTTTAAGCCTTCCCAAAAATAATTGAGCTGCTGAAACCAACACACCCATAATTTGATTTATTGCATAAAAACCATTATAAATTTGATCCACATTATTTTTGGAAGTGGTAAAAATACTCCCAATAGAGGAAGTCAAACTTACTATATTATCTAATAGCAATCTAATAGATTCAATTATGTTACCAATAACGTGAGCAAACATTTCTCCACGTTTAGTAAGGGTGCCATCAACTATATTGAAAAGTGATTCATTTATATCCTTAATATTTTGTGCAAATAACTCTAAAGAGTTTTCTGCACCAATACGTTTCATTCTTGACCATATAACACCTAATTGATTTACTTGTGTTGCATATTCATCCGACAATTCTTTGTTCATTTGTGCAAATGGTTTAAGAGATTCAGAAAGAGCATCAATCATGTTCTTTCCGTTTCTTTTGGCATCAGCCAATGTCTTTTTAATATCAATCCCCATCATTTTAAACATCATAGCAAGCTGATCAGTTGCCCTTTGGCGTCCCTGAATAACGGCATAAAGTTCCTGACGCATTTGAACACCCGCATTAGCCATACCTTCAGTTAATGCCTTAATAGCCGTACCAATTGTTGCAATTTTAGATAGATCTTTTTGTGGATCAGGAATCATACCGGCTTGTGTAAATGTTTTCACAAGCATAGTCATATCTTCCATTGTCAAAATAGTTCTTGCTGCTTGAAGTTCCATTTGGTTCATAAGGTTACGGGAATAAGAATATGCCGTTTTATATGCTTTAGACGTATCCCCAAGCATTGAGAACAGCATAGAAGATGCAATAGACATTGAGTCTTTTCTATACTGCTGTATTTCATTTAAAACACCAGTAAAAATTTTCTTAACAAATCGTGCTGCCTGTGTGGCCAAATAAATTACTGCTGCAACTTGCCAACGGAAATTTCTAATAGCCTCCCATCCAACAGACAACATACTTTTTCTTGATTTGGTTGTTACTGTTTCAAGTTCTATAGTTGCTTTTTTTGCCATTCTTGATGATTCCATCATGAATGATTTCATTTGTTCATGCGCTTTTTTCATCTGTTCTATTTGTGCAGTTGTATCAACACCACCCAAACCACGTTTATTTAAATCAGAAAGTTTTCTTATATCCTGCTGAAGTTTAATTACTTTATTTTGAAATTCAATAACAGAAGCCTTCATAGACTCTGCTTTTGTTTTAAAATCCATTACTGTTCTACCAGTTATGAATTTTCTTCTATTTATTGAATCAAATTCTTTATTTAAATTGTCAATTTGTGATTTAAGTTCCTTTTTAAAATTATCCGGTGTTTTTAACTTATTGAATGCTGTAGTTATATCCCTAACCATAGCTTCTGCTGATGCTTTAATATTTGCTCGTAATGTTCCCGTATCAGGTAAAGCAATTTGAGACGTACTTTTCCTCAAATCTCTTATTTGTTGTTCAAGCAATGTCTGATATTCATTTAACTGCTGTCTTTTTTCATTATTTGTTTCTGTTACCATACTCAAACGTGCTTTTTGTGCCTCTTTTTCTATTTCTGTAATTTCTTTCTCAATTTTCTGCTTCTTACCAATAAATTCCTTTTCAAGAGTTTCTATTTTTGTCAGTCTATCCTGTGCTATTTTTATATTTTCAATGTTTCCACCGGTGGTCAGATTTGGCATTCCATTTTTTGATAATGAAACTATTTTGCTTTTTAAATTATTAAGAATATTTTCTAATTCAATTGCTCGTGTTTTTATATCTTCAACAGGTAAAATTGTACTAGCTACAGCTTTTACCTCTTTAAATTCATTTTTAAATTTGTCAAAACTTTTTAAGACATCCTTTAACGCTTCCTGTTCCTTTGTGGTATCAATCATACCAGTAGATTGTAATTCTTTAGCTGCTGCAAGTAACTCATAAACTCTTTGAATATTTTCAGCCAGTACATTACGAAGTTCAGCACCAGATGCAACACTCCTGGTAAAACTGGCACTCATACCCTTTGCAGCCAATGTATATGAATTCCTTAAATTATCAAGAATTAATTCATAATTCATTTTAAACTGTTTTTCATCTATTTCTAAATGAATTTTTTCCTTTGTTTTTTCAGCACCACGCATAGTTGTAGTGCTTAAACTACGGATTTTATTCTGTAACTGTGCTACTTGTTCTTCACTCATTCTGTATTGTGCATCAACTTCTTTAAGATTCTGCAAAGTCTTTTTATAATAAGCCTCATTTGATTGTGCCATTTTTAAATTGGTCTGCTGCAACATTGCTGTTCTTGCTTGTTGTACCTGCTTTTCAGCATCAACCAATCTTTTAGCCTGTTCCTTTACTGCTTTTTCAACAACTGCTAATTGTTCCTTTGCTTCTGAAATCTTCTTTGTTCCTGTGGATACATCTTCAATAGCACCATTTTTACGAATTCTATTTTGTGCCGTCTTTATTTCTGCTTCTAAATTTTCAACTGTTTTCCTAATCGCTGTTACTGAATTCTTAGCCCCCCTAACCAGAATGTCAGAAGAATCCTGTGCCATTTTTCCAAGTTTTACATTCATAGAAGAAGCCGATTTAATTACATCAGCTTCAGCCTTTTCCATTTGTGCTGTTATTGCTAATGCTTTAACATCACCACTTTGGTCACTACTAAAAATAGCTGCTATTCTTTTCTGTGCTGAAATCAAATTATCAATTGATTTCATTTGTTCCCTGTATATTTTATCACCATCAGATTGTACTTGGCGCATTGCTGCACGAGTGGAGTTAGTAGACGATAAAATGCTGCTCTGCGCTTTAGATACCATGCCAGCAAGATTATTAGAAACCTGCTTATACATGGTATTTATGCTGCCCTCCATAGTTCTTGAAATATTACTTATTCCAGAACTAAAACGGGAGTAATGAGACATATCAGATTTTAATTTTGTCTCAAAATTTGAGACAAGATTTAGAACAAGCTCTTCTACTGTTTGTCCATTAGCTCCACTCGTGCCATCAGCCATGTTTTTACCTCTTATATTTTAAAAGTCGTTCTTTCCAGTTTTTATCAGGCGTATTTGAAATCTCAAGATATCCAGTTAATGCTTTAAGTCTTGTCATCAAAGATTCCGTATATTTAGTATCACAATTAAAAGCGGCGTTAATATCTCTGATAAGGGTTAATCTTCCCTGTATCTCTTCTATTTCCGCCGCTTTCACTAAAACATTATATTTTGTATATGAACATGAGGTTAAATCTGATAATGAAATTCCCCCATGGGATACCCGCATTATCTGAATATATTCTTTAGCCTGATTTATTACTTTTTTTCGTCGTCTTTATCAACAGAACCTGAAACCTCCGAATTAATAAGACTATTAACTTTTGTTGTTAATTTTGTAGGCCATTCAAGGATTTGTTCTCTGGTAACTGGATTTCCATCGGAATTAACAACTACGGAAGAAATAAATCCAGCTTGAAAATAAATAAAACTTTCAGTCACATCTTCCAAATCATCCAAATCTGCGTCTTCCCCTTCCAAGGGAATCCCTTTGGCAATTCTTTGTTCACTGCGTTCTTTTTTCCTTAATTCTCTTTTTGCATTAAATTCTTTACCCATGGTATACAACTGAACCGCTTTGGAATTGGTGATTGCCGGAATTTCAAATACATCCCCTTTATACGAGAATTTTTGTCCTTCACCCAAATCACTAAAATCTAACACTTCGCCCATTTTTTTCTCCTTTTACTGATTGTTATACGAGATAAGCCAAATTACTTATCCCCGGTGTTTCCTATTCTACTTTCTTAAAAATCCAACCTTTATGCTGTCTTGCTTTTCCTTTTAAACATGCATATACACTGGAAGAATTTAGACCGTGTTTGTCACAAAATTCATTCACATTTTTGGCACTAAATTTTTCTCCCTCTGATGAAATTGCTATAAATGAATGTACACTTCTTGTGTTTTTCAATTGATCTGTTCTTTCAATAAAAGTACAATTTTCAAAACAATAATTTCCATTTACATCTAGTCTTTCAATGGAAGCATTTTTTAATTTTTGTTGCCTCACTGCATAAAGATATTTAAAATACATATCTTCTTTAAAACATTCAAAATCTGCCCATCTTAGGTCATACGTAATTCCTCTCCCACCATAATTTTTATAACATTTCAAATTCAGGTTGTCACATCTTGCCTTTAAAGATTGCCACATTTTATAAAACTTCATTGTGCCTTTATCATATTCAGTATTCCAAAAACCATGCTTAATGACTTTATCCTTGTGTAAACAACCACAACTTTTTGTTTTCCCAAAAGTTAAATTATCACTTCTAACCTCTATAATTTCCCCACAAGTGCATTTGCATTTCCAAAAATAGATCGTTTTATGATTTTTCTTCCCAACACATTCCAAAACTGTTAAACGCCCAATTCTTTTTCCTTTTAAGTCTTTTGGTTTTCTTACTTTTTTTGCCATTTCTTTTTTAAAACAACCACAACTTTTTGTAATTCCTTGTCTTAAACTATTGGCCACTACATTTGTTGTATTTCCACAATTACATTTACATAACCAATGACTTTTTCCTTTGTAATCAACAACTGTTAATCCCCCAAATTTTTGTCCTATTAAATCTGTTAATCTTGACATGCTAGTGCTCTCCTTAGTTTGTGTTATGAAGTAGGTAGGACTTTCTCCTACCTACTTCCTTCATTCCTTGTTAAATAGTCTAACACAAACTAAGTTAAGTTGTAAACCCTACAATTAAGACGACGAAAATCCGCCTATTCTAAAAAGCTGGTCATTCGCTGTTCTTGAGTCATCAATCAAACCAACAAACTTACATTGAAAAACTCGCTGCTCATTAGCATAAGCAATTTCAATTGCACCACCAATGTTTGGAGCTGCTTTGTAAATTTGAACAATATCGGTTCCATCAATAGGCTCAAGAACCAATTCCCCTGTGGTAATTGCACCACCAACAGGCTTACCAAAAGTAAGATAAGTAGTTTCATCAGTAGCAGATGCAAAAAGCATTTTCAAGTTCTCAAGGGTGCTTTCAGTGAGATTTACCGTGGCTTCAATGGCAACACCTGCATCAAGAACTTTTACCGGGGTTTCCCCATACTGATCAGATTTAAGTTCATAAACAGACTGAGTAACGGAAAGGCTTACCCCTCCGTAAGTATGCCCTATGTGTCTACCGGCAAAATAGACATAACAGGGACCAATGGAAATATTGTCACTATCGAAAGTGGTTGCATATTGCGTCATGTGTTTTTCTCCTTATAAACAAATTATTTAACCTTACAATTTTCCTGTCTTTTCCCCTGATATTTCTAAAAGAGGTTTGTTTTAAAAACTTTCTCTTTTAGACTGTTCTTAAAAATATATTAGTAAACGCAAAAGTTGTATTTTTTACATATATAGGGAATGTTGGGCTTCCAAGTGGTTCCCCATCAGAACTTGAAATAAGTTCTATATATTTAACACTATAATTATCCGTTTCTAAACTGCTGTTGTCAAATAAATTCTTTAGAGCTTCATTTATTTGATTCAAAACCAATTCATCAATGGAAAGAATTCTAAAGTAAATTGCCTCCTTTGATTTTTGATTTGGATATGACCATTTATAAGGTCTACCATTTTCTGATATACGAAATAAAATAGCTGCTGGAATATCTGTAGTGTATGTGATATCAAATGCAGGATACCAACTGTAAATCCTTTTATCAGCATCTACAGCACCTAATGCGGCTTTAATTGTTGCATCAGCATAAATTGTATCCACAATTTCTTTTGCTATTTCTAACATAAAATTTCCTATTTAAAATAAACACGAAAATAAATAGCTTTTCCAAATGCCTTTCTTCTTGATGCTCTGCGTACTGCTCTGTGAAGGGTTTCTTTTACTTTTGCCCTAATAATTGGTTTTAATTCATTTATGGTATCTTCATACCATGGTTTTGCTTCAATTCTGCTGGTTCCTTTACTTAACATGGTGGCATAATCAACTACAGAAGTTTTACTTCCACCACCACCCTCAGAGACAAATAATTTTCCCCCGGCATAAAATAGGGTTTCTAATTCTGTTCCAGTGGAATTAAAAATACCAACTTTAAGTTTTCCATCTCCGATAATCTCAAATGATATGGATTCCATCAATGTTCCTGTTGGTACCCCCGCTCTTCCTGGCATTGAATTTGGTGGATCACCAGATGCGGAAGCTGTGTAGGAACCAATATCTTCATATTTATGCTCACCAGAACCAACCAGTATAATCCTATATGTTCTTCCTGAAGGTTTACTTGATGCAATAACATGTTTAAGAGCTGTCACAATGAAATCACCAAGCCAATAACTTAAATCTTTCATTTCTTCATCAATAGAGTCCAAAACTGGATTTAAAATATTACTCACTATAGATTTTCCAAGTTTACTTTTTATAACAACACTATTCAATCTAAGTTTTGTTTCCAGTATGTCATTGTGAATTCCCATTTTACAATTCCTGTAAACTTAAAAAAGCTTCAATGTGGTGTTTAGCTATACCTCCAAATACTGAATTTGGAACTTTTATATAAAGTGTAATACCTTCCCAAACTATTTTATCACCTGATAATATTCCAGCATCTTTTTCAAAAAATCCAATATACTCGTTTTTGTTCATTAAACCACTGGGATCTTGCTCCAATTTTGCTGAAGTTGAATTTAAATACTGTATATTACATTCAACAGCGGATTTTCCGGTTACTAATACCCAGGTATTTCTACTTTGCCCATAATCATTTTCTGTTCTGGTTTTTCTATAAACAGCACATGTTTGATTAAGTAATGATTTGAAAGACATTATGCAAATATCTCCCTTTTATACTTCCCAAGTTCTCCAAATACTGATGGACTTAAACCCATCATCTTTGCTGTAATAGCTGCTGGATTCAATGTGTAGGAATAGTTTCCTATCTTTTCTGATATCTTATTTGAATTTTCTGGGGCACTCAAAAAGTTTTTAACAAGTTCATAACACATCATTTGTAATTCAGTTAATTCAATACTTCCTGATACGTAACCACCATTCCAAATAGCAGTTACATTCTGCATGTATCCATAATCAAATCCACCATCAAATACCAGCAAGCCTTTTTCTGGATACAGAAAATAACCTGTGGTATCCGTGTAATCAGTTGCAAGTATGATTTCTACATCACTGATAATAAACTCAGTAAGGGAATTCAATGGGTATGTTGGAAACCAAAATTGATTAAATTTTGGGCCATCAAAAATAGAGTATCTTTGATCATAATTTTCAGATTCTGTATCGTATGTGAAATCTCTTGCCTTTAAATACCGATTACAAAAATTTTCCATTAAGGAAGTAGCAGCATTAATAAGGGCTATGATTTTTTCATCATCATCATCAAAATCTTCCCCAGATAAAGTATTATAAAAATCAACATCTATTAATGCACTAGCTTGCAAGGCCATTTATCTATTCCTCCACAATTACACTATTTGGAAATAATTTATCCTCAGTATCTGGAAAACGTATATTATTTATACCTGAGAATAACTTTTGAAAATCACCAACCAGAGTACCACTGGAATTTAAGTCAATCTTACTTTCTTCATAAACTGTAGGAATTGATTTTAATCTTGCCTTTCCTTTTTCAATGTAATTTCTTGCCCTGCTTTCAGAAATCTCAACTGATCCCTTTCCAAATGTTCTTATAAGTGCCGTATCTGTAAATTCAATTATTACTTTCATATTGCCCCTTTTCCAAAAAGGGGGATACAGACAAATCCATATCCCCCCCTTTTTAATTATAATTTAAAAATGTATATTACGAAGATGCTACTTTTGCCGTTCTTGCCGTACCATAAGTAAGCGAACAGGTAGTACCGGATTGCGTTACCGGGCACCGTTGATCTTCAAATGTCATCATATATGCAGCCCAAGTAACCTCATCCGTGCTGGAATTGTGATTTAAACGAATATAGCGTTTAGGATCATCAACAACGATAAAATACAAACCGGTAGCAGAAATTTCATCAACGGTAATGAAATCTGCATCAAAGGTGGAATCATCCTCAGAATCCTGTACGATAAGATCCAGGGTTCCACCAGTTCCAACACTGGTAACATCAACGATGATTAAGACACGATTAGGAAGCTGTGTATTTTCCCAAAGATCATATCCATCATCACTGGGGGCATTTGCAGCGGCACTACCAGCGGCCTCAGCCGTAGAAGATTGAATAATTTCAATTCTGTGATTACTTAAAATATCTCTCATGTTTCTTTTCTCCTATAAAAAACAATTAGTTTATTTTTAGTTACCCATTAACTAATTTTGTAGTTAATGGGTAACTTTACCTCTTTAATTCCCCAATTAGCTGGCATCATCCAAAATAACGAATGCCTGTGGGATTGCAGCTTGTCCATCAACACGACCAGAACAACGCAAAGCGGTTCGGTTGTTACGGAATTTATAATGCCTGGAAGAATCAATGGTGAAGTCCTGGCGGAAACCAACATAATATTGATTCCATGCACCAAGAATAACGTCACCGGTATTTCCGATAGTCGGACATTTGCCATCAGCCAAAACAGCAGGACGACCCAACAGGGTCATATTGTACCCCATAGAGATATCCTTAAAGGATTCCTGCAATACCAATTCATCACTGGTAGCAGAAACCTTCTGACCACGCAAAGCGGCTCGGCCTTGTTTGGTGATAAACCATACCGATTGAGAGTCAAATACCGACGGAAGACGGCCTTCCATGTTAATTACATCCTCCACTTTGACCGTTCCAGCCGTAGCACGAGCAACGGTAAGAACTGCTGGATCATTAATAATACCCAGGGGGCGCTTACCACCAGTACCCTGAATAAAATCTTTATCCGTATACCAATACCAAGCAGCCCGGAAAATACGGGTAAGGTAATTCAACAGATTGATTGCACTATCATCCAACAGAGAATTGGTAACTTCAGTATAACCAGCCAATTCATGAACGATCATTTCAACCAAACCAAAATTAGGTTCCGTAGCACCTTTTTCGCCACCTTCTTCAACCCAACCAAAACTTACGCCAGCAAAATGATCAAAACCAGCGTCTTGCACATCAGGATTCTGTTGCAATTTCGGGAAAGCCAGTTTTTCACCAGACATCGGCCATACAGTAGCACGTTGCCAAACAATGGTATCTTCAGCATCATACATTACCATCAAAGCACGGAATTCCTCTGGCACTAAATACCCACCAGCAGTATCAACCGACTCAGAAAGGAATTTACCAACAATACCTGATTTGAGATAGGCCGCCAAATCCTTTGCCCAAGTTTGAATTTCTTCAGAAGCAACTACCCAGGGGGCTTGTTTGTTATTAAGATTGATAACAGACCCCTGCTTAGTGGACATATAGCCACCATCAACTTTAGCATAAGGAATATTGGCAATAAGCTGATTTGCAGAAACACCTTTAAATGGCGTATTGGTGTTATTCTGAAGATCCTTCAACATTCCTTGCATCTCTTCACGGATAACATTACTAAATGCATCCCCAGACACAAGAGAACTTACATGGGTTTTTAAAATTTCAATAATTTCTTCACGAGTCATTTTTTCCATCTAATTTATCCTCCATTTACGCTTAAGATATTTTTCCTGAAAATTCGTCCAATATAGTTTTGAACTGTGAACTTAATACTTCCTTCAATGTTTTTTCAAGCACATCTTTTCCAACATTTTTCTCCTGTAAGAACCCAGATATATCCACTTCGATGCTTTGATCCTTTTTACCTTTATTGTCAGGGGAAAGCAAATTGGCAATAGCAATCAAATCATCGTTTTGAGATTTATCAGTAGATTCATTTTCTGATAATTCTTCTATAGCATCAGGAGTATTATCACCTGATTTTGATAAAGAAGCAATTACTTTTTTGAACATGGTATCTACAACCGTTTCTAAATTCTTAACCAAGGTATTTAGGTTCTCTATTTTTTCTCCGATACTTCCGGGTTCAATACTTTCCGCAGGTACTTCAGAATTCTCTCCTGTAGCTTTTGGGATATCTCCATCACCGGGAATTTCATTATCATCTGAATCAACCACTGTACCATTATCTGTTTCATCTTTTACCCCCCCATTAGTTTCATTTTTGGCTTCATCAACAACATCCTCTTCCAATACTTCCACTTTATTAGTAGAAACTTCTTCTTCATGTGTAGACAATTCAAAGGCCCCATCGTCACTAAACTTCAATTCATA